TGCCAACGGCGGCAAGATGGGGCATTACCGTGCCGTGACCGCTCGAGTGCGTAACTCTGGACAGCTGCCGCAGCCTTTCTGGCTCGGTGCTGTCTGTGGCGGCGGCTCGTGTAGTCTTTCCGCCAGCGTTGCAAGGGCTTGATGCGGAACAGATAAAAGCTGTGATAAAACGTGCGCCGCTTGGGAGGTATGACCGGAAAATCGCCCGGTTGCGGTACGTTGACCAGCTATGTCAAATTGATATTGCAGCGCGTGTGCCGTATTGTCGGACATCAATCGGCAATAGGCTGAAAATTATTGATAAAAAGCTAGACGAAAGGAGCTCACCGTGAACATCGAAAATCTTCCGACCGCAAATCTTATTACAGAGCTTCGCAAACGCGAGGGCGTGAAAACGACCGTTGTTGAGCCCTATCAGGACGCAGCGGTAAGCGTCAACGGCCCTGCGCTGGTTCTTGTCGTGACGGATTGATTGTGGTATAATAACATCAACAAATCCACCCGGCCTCTCGAAGAAGCGCATTAGGGTGGATATTTGCCAGTTAGCCCAGTGCTTTATCTGGGAATGAAAAAAGCGGTTGCCAGATAGGCACCGACCAGTTTCCCGCCCGCCTACTTACAGTGCGTACCATGCGGGAGACAATTTTATATGGTGATGCTTATGTGTAATACAAAAGAAGAACGAGTGGCAAGAATCGCAAAATATTATACCACTTTTCACCTTTTTGGCGATTGGTACTTCGTTCGGCGTTGGCCTAGACACTGCCATAGCCGAAAACGGTTTATCCCGTTTTATATCCTTATGCACTTAGGAGACCCAAATTGAAAGGCTACGGCCTTTGTAGAGAGCGGCATTGCCTGTGGGCGGTTCCGCTCTTGATTTTACAAAAAATTCCCTGCTTTGCCGAAGCCCTGCGTGCCACGCGGAGTGCTTTGTAGGTAAAGTGGGGGATTTTGTTTTATTCGCACTAGTTTTGTCAAAACTCTTGTCTTGCAAGTCAAAACGTGATATTTTATTTTTGCTTCCAATGTGAAGCCCTTAACAGTCAAGCGCTCATGCGGATTTTTCCGTGTGGGCGCTTTTCTTTTTTTGTCCTTCGTTGTGCCTTCGTTGTCCTTCGCTTTTTGTCGATGCAGTACACTGGATGCACAAGGAGGGATGTATTATGAGCTATTATCCGACACCCGGAGCGCCCTACGTTCCGCAGCAGCCTGTCAATCCTTACGGCGGCATGGGCACGGTTGGCCTTACCACTCCCCTGCCAAACACGCAGATGCAACAGGCGCAGCCGCAGCGTCCGCAGCCGATGAATGGGCAACAGCCTGTTCAGCAGTCGGTACAAGATGGCGGTTGGTTGCTTGGCAGACCTGTTTCCAGCAGAGAAGAATTTCTGGCGATACCGTCTGATCTGTACGGAAGATGGACGTATTGCCCGGATTTGCGTAGTGGCGTCATCTACTGCAAACGTTTGAATCCAAACACTTGTGAATCTGACGTGTTAGAGTTTTACAGCCCGGAAGCATGGCGGCAGATGCAAGCACAACAGGCACAGCAGACCGCTGCACCGACACAGCAGTATGTGCCTATTGAGCAGTACAACGCCCTTGTGCATCGGCTGGATGAGCTGGAAAAGTGGCAGAAGAGCTTTTCTAAGCCCGCTACCGCAGCAAAGAAAGGAGAATAAAAATGCCCTCTCCATTTGATATGATTGCTCACAGCCCCATCATGCAGCTTGCAAATCTGGCTCGTGCCGGGCAAAACCCGATGGGGCTTATCCAGCAGTTGAGCGGGCAGAATGCCCCCATCATGCAGGGCTTGAACCTGATTCAGGGTAAAAACGAAGCACAGCTTCGAACGATGGCGCAGAACCTCGCCAAAGAGCGTGGTATCGACCTGAACCAGCTTGCAAGCGTCCTGAATTTGACGCTTCCGAAATAAGGAGGCTTTATAATGGATGATTTTGAAAACTGCCATTCCGAAAAAGATTTTGACATCAACAATCTGTGCGGCAATGACAAAATATGGGTTCCTTTAATGCTTGGTTTTATTTTCGGTGCTGCCAGCAAAAATTGGGATGACCCAAAAGACGAAAAAGGCAACCCTCCAAGCTGACTTAACAATCCTAAAATAAGCATTCCTCTAAGCGAAACGCTTCTCAGTTTTGCGGACTTGACAAAAACCGCATTTGTTTGGCTTCGCCCATCGCATACGGCGGTGGGATAGCATAACGCAAAACTGAAAGGAGTTTTGTTATGGACGATTTTGCAACTGGCTATCTGGCTGGGCAGGACGGCGGCAATAACAACGGCGGATTCTTCGGCAACGAAGGTCTGTGGGCGGTTATCATCCTCGCCATCATCTTCGGCTGGGGCACAAACGGCTATGGCCGGAACGGTGGGGACAACGGCATGAACGCCTACATCCCCTATCTGGTCGGCGCTGGCGCAACCGGCCAGGGCGGTGCAGACACCCGCGCGGCTCTGTCTGAGGGCTTCTATCAGCAGGACACCTCCCGTTCTCTGGCGGGCATCCAGAGCGGCATCTGCTCTCTGGGCTATGACCAGCTGGCACAGATGAACGGCGTTAACACCAACATCGCAAACGGCTTTGCCGGTGTGAACAGCGCCATCTGCCAGCTTGGCTACCAGAACGCACAGCTCGTGAACGGTCTGGAACGCAGCGTGTCCAACGGCGACAACGCCATCAATCTTGCCATCATGCAGGAGGGCAACGCACGGCAGGCTGGTCAGACCGCTATCCAGACGCAGCTTGCATCTTGCTGCTGCGAGAACAAGCAGCTGATCGGCGACCTGAAGTACACCATCGCAACGGAGGACTGCGCTACCCGTCAGGCTATCGCAGACAATGCCCGCGCCATCGTGGACAACTGCAACGCAAACTTCCGCAGCATGATGGACTACTTCACGCAGGATAAGATTGCCACTCTGACCGCTGAGAACCAGAGCCTGAAGTTCGCGGCTTCTCAGGATCGTCAGAATGCGCTTCTGACCACCGTGATGTCCCAGCAGACTGATACCATCCTGAACCGGGTCAATCCTCGTCCGATTCCCGCTTATCAGGTGGCAAACCCCAACGTGGGCGTGAACTGCTGCGGCTGCTGCTAACCAACACACTCCCCGATAACACCGGGTGAACCATCGGGGCAGGGGTAAGACACCTCTGCCCCTGATTTTTCAGGAGGAAAACATTATGGCTTGCAAAACAAGCTGCAAACTCTGCCCGCACCTCGTCATCTCGGATGCGGTGACGTTCGCCAATGACACGCTGACCATCAATATCCCTGCTGGCTCTTACGCAGCGGGAGAAAAATATTGTCTGGTCATTGCTCAGGCTTTGCCGGACACGACCACCATCAACGCCCCTGTGGTCATTACCATCGGCGCAGGTACGACCGCATACCCTCTGACTGACTGCAACTGCGCTCAGGCAACCGCCGAGAGCATCCACACCCGCACCCGTTACGCTACCCGCGTTGCAACGTCTGCGACTGGCACAGGCACGTTCAAATATCTTGGCTGCTTCTGCCGTTCCCACGCTGGTGCGCCCGCGTCCATTTCTTGAGGAGGTATAGATTATGGGCAAGACTACTTTTCGCCGCATGATGATGCTCCGTGACCACGACAAAAACCGTGAGCCGGAACGTGACCGCCTTGAGGAAGAACGTGACCGCAGAGAGCGTGAGCTGGAACGCCGTCTGCGCAAGCTGGAAGACGGCAATGATCGCTATTCCTATTATCCGCAGGAGGAAAACCGCTACATCGACCCCTACCCTATCCCCCGCTACCCTGACGTAGAGAATGGACGCAGAATGCCGCAAATCGGCTTTTCGCAGAACGGAGACTGGGACAAGCGGTCTGGGCAGTATGAGCATGGCGGTGCAGATAGCCGCTCCATCAAGATGCCACGCCAGCACCTCACCCACGATGAAGCAGAGGAATGGTGTGACAGCATGGTAAATGCTGACGGCACGAAGGGCTGTCACTGGACGCTGGAACAGACGCAGGACGTTGCGAAACAGCGCAACATCACCTGTGACCCGAACGATTTCTGGGCTGTTATGAACATGATGTACTCGGATTATTGTCAGGTCGCAAAGCGTCAGTCCGTTGACACTCCGGGCTTCTACGCTGACATGGCAAAAGCGTTCCTTGAGGACGCGGATGCCGCAGATGGCAAGGCGTATCTCTACTGGGATTGCATTGCCGATAAGTAAAGAAGAGCCCCTGTGTAGTTTTTACCGACTACGCAGGGGTTCTTTTATTCCCAAAGTACAGATTTGGCTTTTATGTCAAATAAGTCTTGCGGATGGAACACAAGGCTTTTATCAAGCTCAACTATGCCAACAATGGAGAATTTGCCGGGGACTTCTCGCTCAATTTTTGCCTTTGCTTCTTCTTTGTTGCTTGCAAACAAGACGAACGGAGTTTGGAAGTGTCTGCATTTTTCGTCATCATCGTACTGGATTTTGACCCAATAAAAGTTTTCGCCACATACTTCTTTCGGTGTTAAGTATTTTTTGACACTTGAGGCATTGTAAGTGCAATACCCGATACACTGCGGGCTTCCGTATTTTTCCATAAAATTGTCGTTCCCAATACGAGTTGCCAAAACCATGTGAACGTCTTTCCAACCAACACGGCCATCATTGACCGGTTTATCGTCCATAACAATATCATCAGGGTCTATCACTTTCTTGCCAACCGCCAAATTCCAATTATTTGCAATATAATGTGTCATCTGATACCAGTTGCCAAATGTTTTTACTTCCTTCATGGCATCTTCCAAAGAACCACGATGAGGTCTATAAACAATCATACGTCAATCCTCCAAGAAATTTTCTTGATTCAGAACTTGATTTACAATTCGTTCTGTACATTCTTTGATAACCGTAGATGCAGGGGCATTATCTTCATAAGCTATGGTTTCATATTGTGCTCCTGCATATTCAAAGAACCTTTTAGAAAGTATTTCTGCATCTGCACGGCACAACGGCTTTAATTCGTATTGCAAAGGAAATCTTCTTGTAAGTGCAGGGTCAAGCCTATCAAATCGGTTTGTCGTTCCGATAATAATGACGTTGTTTGGCAACCTATCCATTTCCTGCATAATCGCAATAACCACACGGTTCATTTCCCCAACGTCATCTTTTTGCCCACGAGCCATTCCGACCGCATCTATTTCATCAAAACAAAGAACGCAAGGAGCAGTTCTCACATAATCAAAAATTCTTGCAAGGTTAGATTGTGTTTGCCCTAAGTGCGAATCAACTAGACTTGAAAATTGAATCCTCAAAAAAGGAAGTTTTGCTTTATGCGCGATATACCTAGCCAGCATGGTTTTTCCACATCCGCTTTTCCCATAAAGCATCAACGCTGGCAAATAAGGAATCCCCATTTCGTTCAATTTTTCAGATGCTCGATAAATGGAAACGATTTTCTGCGTTATACTTTTTTCTTCGTCCCTAAGAAGGAATCTTGCTTCTGGAAATTCTTCTGTATCCTCTGCAATTAAAAGATGCTGTAAGTTATATGGCAATTCAATAAATTCTCTTTTGCTTTCCAGCTTGTGAAACATATTTTCCTTGAACTGCTCATCTTTTTTGGATGATATAGAGTTTAAAATGATTTTAACGGCTTTTTGCGCGTTTCGCATATCGCCATCGCAAACAAATCGAATAAGGCTACGTTCGCTATCATTCATCCAAGAAATCCTCCAATTCAATCTTTCCATCTGCCGCCGCAGCCGCTAGAGCGTACACGAACTGTCCAATCGTCATCCCGTGCCGCCTTGCTTCACGGTTGATGTACTTGCGTTCTTCCTCGCTCATAAGGATGGTAATGCGCTTTGAACGCTTGCCATCGCCGCTTGCAACGCCCTGATGCGATTCCGGCATCGGGATTTTTTTCTTTGTCAAGCCAACTTCGGCCAGTGCGCCGGGAACATCGCCTTGTTCGATAAGACGCTGAACTTCCCTCGCCTGTTTCAGCTTCTTCGGCTTACTTTCGCCTACTACGGCTTTGTTCGGCTGTGTTTCACTGTCTTTGGCTTGCTTCGGCTTAATATCGCTTAATTGTGCTTCATTAGGCTGTGCAAGGCTGTCTGTGGCTTCACTGGGCTTAATCGGTGCTTGTTCGGCTTCGTTCGGCTTTGCTTGGCTTACTTCTTCTTCCTTTGGCTCACTTCGGCTTAATGCCTGCTCCGAAAAAATAGGCTGGAAATCAAACCCGCCAAGCAAGCCTGAGGATTTTTTGCTGGTTGATTTCATTTTACATTTCCTCTACTTTCTTCGGAAGTTCACGAATTGGCATCCAATATTCAATTTCTCCCGGATTGAACTGTTTTACAATTCCCCGATTATTCCACCAAAGCCCTTTCCAATAATATCCAATATAAATGCTTCCATCTTTGTCAGCCAACAAAACTTCTTCCTTCTCTTTTGGTAAATCCCATTCATAGTTTGTTGGTGTCCATTTTTGAAACTCTGCTGTGTCCATAACTGCCACAAGCGTGTCCATATATGCGTCTTTTTCTTCCTTGCTTTTAGCTCCAGCCCAATAACCAGAAATCTCACTCTGAACGATTTCGCCGTCAATCAGTCTCATTGTTATCCCCCTCTACAATCTTCTGTGCCAACGCCTTGAAATCCTCTGCGCTGGTACTCTTTGCTGTGTCGCCACTAAACAGGCTGTGCCGTTCTGCCTGCGCCTTACGAACGCCCATAGATGGTCTAATCTTCACGTCCAGTAGCGTTGTCCCCATGCTCTGTGCAATCACAGGAAGCTGCTCCACAACCTCTTTGGACAGGTTCTCGCGGCTCTTGTACTGGTTCAGAAGCAGGCCTTCAATCTTCAAAGTCGGATTGAAGTATCTGCGAACGTCACCAATGGTCTGCGAAAGCTGGCTCAATCCGGCAAGCGCGTATCGGTCTGCTGTGATAGGCACGATGATGCTGTTAGCGGCGATCAGTGCGTTTACAAGCGCAAGACCGAGCTGCGGAGGAGTGTCCAAAACAATGTAATCGTACTGTGCAGACACAAATTCCAGTGCTTCACGCAGCCGGAAGTTCTTGCCCATGTCCCGGACAAGCTGTTCATCAATGTCCTTCAATGCGCTATCAGACGGCAGAATGTCACCAGCTTCACAGTGCTGGATTCCTTCTTCGACCGTGCCTTGCCGGGTCATCACATCGAATAGGGTGCATACGTCCTCTGTCTGTGCGCCGTAGGTGTCTGTTGCGTTGCACTGGGCATCGCAGTCCACCAGCAACACCTTCTTGCCAAGCAACTGCAACGCACCAGCCAGACAGGTGCTTGTGGTAGTCTTTCCTGTGCCGCCCTTCTGATTGGCGACAGCTATGATTTTTGCCATTTTTATTCTCCCCAAATCACAAAGTAACCGTTGTACTTAAATTTTTTTGCTGCCTTACCAGCTTCAATTAGCGCCTTTCCTTCCTCAATTGCTTCGTCTGGTTCTACAGTGCCGTGTCCACGAGAACCGACCATTACATGAATTGGCGTATCAATTCCGTCCCCAACGGTGAAAAACTCAACTCTGTTACAATCAAAGCCGTTTCGCAATTTCGCCACTTCTCTGTATAAAACGGAACTTTGAACTTTTTCCATTTTATCATCCTTTCTTTATTTGCTGCTAAGTGCTTCAATGGAATAGAACGCTGGCATATACCTGTCTACGATACCTGCCTTGTCCACGCTTCTAATCAGATAGCCAACGGGTCTGTCAGGGAACGGAGACCTGTCCAAAGACAAGATGTCATTGTATGCGGCTTTCACCGTCTCATAAACCGCTTCTCTGCGTCTCGGCAGCTTGATTTCAGGATGCTCTTTCTTCATCCACTTCTCAACTACCTTCGCCACGTCAATGCAGTCTTGCTTTTCTAGCTCGTCACACACAGACCAGTCGAAATCCTCATATCCGCTTGTGCAGGGTTTTCTGGCGGCTTTTTTGATTTCCGGCTTGGAATTAGCCGTCTCACAATCAACCTCGCTAGAATCGGCATCTATGACGGGCTGCTTGGATTTGTACCCGAATCGAAACTCAACTGCTACTACCTTTCGCCCTGTGCAAATCTTTTCAAAGTCAACGACAATGTCTGAAATATTGCTGATCTCTTCCACTGCTGGTTCAAGAACTCTGCGGCGCAAAGCCCGGAAATCGTCATAACTTGCATCGTTTGCCCCCAAGTGGTCACGCAGCTGCTTCAAACCAATCTTGTTCGATGTTAGAGAGCGATTCATCCAATCTCGAATCATGCTGTACATCAGAATAGATGCTTGCTGTTTCATCCCAATCGTATAGCGCAGGCGATATTTGACGTAGCCGCTTCTTGCAATGTCGAAAAACACAGGCCGCAAGTCAGGATTACAGTTGATTGAAACGTCATAGGACAAGGATTCCCGATTGAACTTAACCTCTGCCTTTGTGAACAGTGGATACATCACATATTCCGTTCCATCTGTATTCAGTGGTACTGAAACCACGTTGCCCAAAAAGTGCTTAACTTGCGACTTCAAGTTCTTTGAATTGAGCTTCAAATCCAGCAGCTTGCAATATTCAGCCAGCGTAAACGACACGTTAGAGCTTTCTGGGTCTCTCGGATTGATACGGCTCAGATAGACCTCAAGCAGCCGAAGCTCGCCTGCTGTGTAGTCCGTAAACTTCGCCCAAACCAATGCCTTGCTCTTTTCGACAAGATTGTTTCCTGTCAATTCTGGCATTGCATCACCTCACTTCTTCTACCCTATTATACCACTGCATCGTGTACACGTCAATGATTCTGTACACAATTATTTTTCAACAATCGACTTCCACATTCTGTACACGATGCTCCACTTTTTGTACACGATACACTCCACTTCTTGTACACGTTCCTCCACTTTATGTACACAATGCTCCACTTTTTGTACACGTTCTTACTATATATATAAACAAGAGATAAACAAGAGATAAATAATCATCATCAAATAGTGACGACGATACATTTTCAACAATTTCTTCTCTTCAACGGGCAGATTGTGGAAAACGACAACTTCTTTTGCTGAATAAAAAACGTCCACCAAGCCCTATAATCTACCTGACGGTTCTATCGTGTACAGAAAATGGAGTGCAATTACATCAATAGGGGACGAATTGACAAGTCACGCTTTGACGAACGAAAATTTCACGCGAGTTCGTTAATTACATCCGCAAAAATCCACCATTTACGACTCTATAGGGGACAAAATGACAACCCAAAACTATATTTATAACAGGTCTATTGTGCACAAAAAGTGGAACACGTCCCCCTGTATACCGTAAAAACTTCGATAATTCGACAATCAGCGCAAAATGTTTTCCTCGCTGATGGTATAAGAATCGTTTCGATTCATGGCCGCAGCTTCCCCACAGTCCTGCGCCTGATACAAAATCTGCATATTGGGCTGTGTTCCGTCTGGGTCAGGGTCAGTTTTGGTAGCCTGTGCCATCTCATAATGACCTGTGACGGTGCGGCAAACGGATACACGATCACGCAAAGTCGTGTGAAGGTTGGCTACCATTTCGCAAAGAACGGCAAGGTAATCTGAGCCATGATTGCCATAGATCAGATAACACAGCAGGTCAATTTCCTGCGGATGGGCTTCTTTGATATGCTCTATCAGCGTATCTCTCTTTCTCTCGGTGCTGGCATCGCCAGCCAGACTTTCCAATAATCCGGGATGCAAACAGGCATCTATGTACGGTTTGGCCGCAACACCGCAGCACACGAACCACTTTATGATAGTGGGAGCATCTGGGGTCATTGTCCCTTGCTCGTAACGAAAAATGGATGTCCGGCCTACACCCATTTTGTCCGCAAGCTTCTGTTGGCTAAGCCCGGATTCCGCTCTTGCCATCTCTAACGCTTTTGCCACTCGTATCCTATAATCATCCATAAATACCCCTCTTTCGACAAAATGATACAAAATCAAAGAAATTTAACTGATATATTGTTCAAAATGTGAAACAATAATTGAAAAAACTCGCTGTTTCATTGAAACAGCGAGATATGGTATAACTGTATTGTCAAAAATTTCCAAAGAGAAAGGAAACACAAAATGAAAGAAACTATAATCTGGAACCATGAACGTATGCTGATCATCGACGGAATGCCAGCCAGCGTTCCCGATGGGCAGCAACACACACCTGAACCGTGGGAGGAAGGCTAATGAACCGAACTGTAGATACTCTGATTATCCCATACGCCCGCAGACGGACACTGGAGCTTGTCCTGAGCCTTTCTGGGTACGAAGCTGATAAAGATGCTTACCTCGAAGCAAAAGGCATCTTAGAACGCGCCGTAGCTGCCTTAGACGATGGGCGCGACCCAGCAGACAACATCGAACGCATTGAGGGACAGCTTGTGGAACTGTGAAAGGAGAAGAAGATGGACTTTACGAACGGATTCTATAAAACCGAAAACCCTGTTGTTCTTGAAGAAGTGAAAACCTTCCTTCAGTCAATGGAACGGCGTGGAGCAACCGTAAAAGACTTGGACGATGCCATTGTGCAGCTAAACAATGTTTCGCACAGCATCAGCACAAACGCTCTCGTTAAAGCAGATGTGCTGGACGATTTACCGAATAACCCCTTTCGTTCCATGCTCAACGGAATGTTACAAAGCAAAGGGTAACTTAAACTTAATGTGGCTCTTAATCATTGTCATTGCGATTTTTGGCTTCCCTGATACAAAGTAATGGATGCGAAGAAAACATTCGATTTTTACGAAGTTGTTAAAAATACATTGACTTTACAACTATAAGATGTATAATCGTATCAAATGAACATTCATTTTTACTGATCGGGAGGATATGCCACAATGAGTGAACAGGAAAGAGCCAAGATTGACCGATTTATCGCATGGCTGTTGGAACACCCAGATAAGATTCCGGCAGCGGAGAAAGCCTTAGGCCTAGAATAACAGAAAACCCCTTGCGCAGAGCTATATTAGCCCGGCACAAGGGGTTTTTATTTTACCGGGTCAGAACCAGTTCTTTTTTCGGTTTCTACGGTAACGATATTTTCTGCTGTTGCCATATAGTACACGGTCATTGCCTTTTAACAAGACCTGCATGAACCAGAAGCAAAAGGCACAGACGCACAACAAGTAATACACGGGATTGCCTCACATCTTCTCGATCAGGTTCATCAGCGCTTCGCGTTGCGCTGTCGGCATAGATTCAAGCTTTTTTCTAATCCGTTCCACTGCTGTATCGACCTCGCTTTGCGGCTGCTGGGGCGCGTTTTCTTTTTGTTCGCCAGTGAGAAGGTAGTCTACCGATACATTGAAGTAGGCTGCAATTTTAGAGAGAACCTCTGCGGACAGGCTCTTAGTTCTCCCGGCTTTCAATTCGGAAAGAAAACTACGGCGAATCCCGATGTTGGCACAAAGAGTTCCGTCTTTGATGCCCTCTTTTTCGCAGAGCGCATGGATGTTGCTGTACAAGTCCGACATAAGAACACTCCCATATTTGTGCAAGTATACGAATGCACAGAATTTTGTACAAAAGAGTTGACTTGTACAGAAGCCTGTACTATAATACAGACATGGACAGTACAGAACGCTGTACAATATAAACTCTCTACACCCTTATATTAGTACAGCTTTCCGTACTTGTCAATAGATTTTAGCAACTGGAGGTGGAATTTTGAAAGAAAACTTCCGTTCTGGCTTTGAGCTGGAAGTGAAGATGAAGCTGTTGCAGCGAGGTATGAAGCAAACGGAGCTGATTCAGGCGGTTCAAAGCGATACTGGATTGTTCCTTGATGATTCGTACCTCTACAAGATTCTTCGTGGTGAGCGAAAGCCGGAGAAGATTATTCAGAGCATTTGCAAAATTCTAGATATTGAGCAGAAGGAGGACTAAACATGGAACAGATTCTGACATTGAAGGTAGACCTTGAGCACCCGGACGATGCGAAGTTTGCCATTGACGAGGCGGTCAAGGTCTACGAATCTGAAAAGCTCAAGTGGACAGCAGAGGAACTCGCCGAAGCGAAGCGTCTGGCGATGAAGATTATGAAACAGTTGTGCTTGGACGGGTACAACATTGAATGGAGCGGATTCACGGAAGCGTACTGCTACAAGGCAGTTTCTGTTTGGCTTAGTAAACCGGATGATGAAGACTTTATACGAAATGGAGCGTGCTGCATCCCTTCTGCTTCTTTTGATACTTGGATTGCCAAGTGCGACTGTTTGTGCCGGGCTACCGGCAAAGACGTGCCTGCGTTCATCATCAAAAAGGCTGGTGAGGGTTGGTGACGTACTTTTACAAAGCACCAAGCCGGAAGCGCAGGCTGAAGCTTGCAATGGCGGAGGGCGTGTCCCGGAACGAAGCCAACAAGGCGCTGTGGATGGAAAAAATGCTGAACCAGTGCTTTGAACGCCACAATCGGGAAGCCAGACTAAAAGAGGAGATGCAGCGTGGAAGAAAAGTACTGTGAGCGCTGCGGTCTGTATCTTGGTATTGTCAGACCGACAAGACGGTACTGCAAAGAATGCGCAATATTGGTTGGGAAGGAAAACCAGACAGCGCGACGCGCTCCATATGGAGTTGTTCCTTGCGAGTGGTGCAAAAAGCCGATGCGCAAGCTGTATGAGCATCAAGAATATCACCAAAAATGCGCAAATATAGTAAAGCGTAGGCAGATGGCCAAGTGGTGGAAAGAACATTCGGATTATATTAAGTCTCCCACCCGCAAGGCCAGACCGGAAGGAAACCAGACACAAGAAAAGCCTAAGCCGAAGTACACCATTAAACAGATGAACGATAAAGCAAAAGAGCTTGGAATGAGCTACGGCCATTACAGCACTTTGCTTGCACAGGGAAAGGTAGACCCTCCTGATGAACGGTAAATACTACGGCCAACGGGAAATTCGCTGGCACAACCGGGAGAGAGACCGGCTGGAACACATCCAACGCAAGCGAAGGATGGCAAACGATGAAGAAGGCAATAAGCAACTTCAACAAAAGCAGTCCGTGGAAGAAGCGCTGGCAAAAGCGTGAATCTTTAAGACTGGAACATATCGAGAAAGAAAGAGTGAGCAAAAATGAAAAAAATCAAAGTAAGAATCACATTCATCGAAGCAGTTCTCGGCACTTGGCCTAGCAACCAGAACATCGCCAGAGAGTTCATTGCCAGCAAATCCCCGGACGCAAATACTATCGAGGACGAAGTGGCCGCTCTGGGTGCTGATGCTGTGGCAGATAAGGGCATGACCGTGTTTCCTCGCAACGAGAACGGCGAACCCATCCTGTATGACTACCAGATCAAGGGCTTCTTCAAGGATTCTTGCGGTATGCTTTCCCGCATCGGCGGCAAGACCGAAACTGGCAAAAAGAAAGCGGTCAACGAATCCGGCAAGCTGACGGCCTACAAGAAGGTCATTGATGGCCTGATTTTCGTTCAGCCCCGCATGATTCCCATTCATGTGAACGGTGAGATTACCGAGTGCCAGCGCCCTCTCCGCGCCCAGACTGCGCAGGGCGAGCGCGTGAGCCTTGCCAATAGCGAGCAGATTCCAGCTGGCTCGACCTGCGAGTTTGAGGTCATGCTGCTGGACGATTCTCATGAGAAGGTCGTGCTCGAGTGGCTGGACTACGGCGCTCTGCGTGGCATCGGCCAGTGGAGAAACAGCGGAAAAGGCCGATATACCTACGAAATCCTCAATTAACTGCTATGGCTGGGCGGGGCTGTGCTGCACACGGCGTGGAACGGCAGCGGCATAGTGACGATTGGCTCAGAAATGCTAAGGCAACGCTTGGAGACGAAGCGACTTGAGCGGCAACGGCGATGCGTTGATTTGACTAGACCTGCAAAGGCATGGAGGAGCAAGGCTCAGACGAGCAATGGCATTGAATCGAAAAGTAATGCGAGGGCTATGGATGCAAGGCGTAGCTTTGATAAGCAATGGCAAAGAATAGAAACGATAGGCTAAGGCATTGAGTAGCTAGGAGCAGAAAAGCAAAGGCAAGGCGATTCACCGAAAAGCAACGGCAAAGCATGGTATAGCCGTGATTTGCAATGGCAAAAAACGAAAGGAGACAAGATGAAAGCGTTTATTGAAGTTGCCCTGATGTGGGGCGTGGCACTGGCGGTGGTTTTGGCGGTATTTCTGCTGAACTTCTGGATGGTGCATCACATCGGTATTCTGGTAGGCGCATCAACTGCCCGTGGAATCATCACGGTATCTGTGGCAATGGCTACGGCATGGATACTGAGTTTTGGAGGTAATAAGAGTGAAAAGCCTGAAAGCTAATGTCCTTTGTACGCTTGGAATCGCGTTAGCAATCTTTTCGGTAGGATGCGGCGATGCAATCCAGAAAAGTCAGAGCACAGTAGCAATGTTTGGATACGTTTTCCTTTCGTGTAGCTTCCTCGCCGCAGCACTCGTCTTGTGTGCCATTGGGGTCAGCTCTGAAAATGAACGTATTGAACAGGAAAATCGCAAAGTAAAACGCATTCCTCACCACACCAACGAGTGGAGGGATGCGCGATGAAATGCCCGATGTGCGGCAGCGACAACATTACAACGATTGACAGCCGGTCAGACCACGACAGCATCGTTCGCAGAAAAAAGTGCATCACCTGTAACCATCGGTGGTCTACCATCGAAATTGACAAAGACCAGTGGTACAGTGCACTGCAAATCAAAGAGGAACGTAAGAGAGGGAGACCAAAAGATGATTAACCTTGACAGATTCGGCGGCGTAACCGAGCCGGAGGACGGCGTGTACTTTATGACCAACGAGCAGATGGCAGAAGCCAAAGAATCTGACCGTCTGGCTGAGATTGAGGACTTGCAGTCTGAAATCGAGAGCAGGGAAGCAGAGCTGAAAGACCTCCGTGCGCAGTTGGCAGAACTGATGGCTGGTTAATTTTGTACAGCCATGTTAAGCCAAAGTAAGAACAATGAAGCCTAATGAAGCCGAAGAAAGGAAAGAAAAATGGCAGTATTAGTAATGGTCTACGGTCACTCCGGCAGCGGTAAATCCGCTTCACTTCGGAACTTTGACCCGGAACAGGTTGCGGTTATCAACGTGCTTGGCAAGCCGCTGCCGTTCCGCAGCAACATGAAGACCTATATCACCAACGACTACGGCAAGATTGATGCTGCAATCCACAGCACCAAACGTAAGTCTATCGTCATTGACGATGCCACCTACCTTATGACCGGCGAGTTCATGCGGAACGCAAAGGTCGCTGGATACCAGAAGTTTACCGACATGGCAGCTAACTTTAACGCTCTGCTGATGCGGGCAAAGGAACTGCCGGGCGATGTGGTGGTCTACTTTTTCGGGCACAGCGAGCGTGACGGAGACGGTGGCGAGAAGTTTAAGACCATCGGCAAGCTGCTGGACGAGAAGGTCTGCGTGGAAGGGTACTTCACCATCGTTCTGAAAACCGTTGTGCAGGATGGGCGATACCTGTTCAGCACCCGTAATGATGGGATGGACACCGTGAAAACGCCTCTTGGGATGTTTAATGATGCGCTGATCGAGAACGACCTCGCCGCCGTAGATAAGACCATCCGTGAGTATTACGGCATCTCGGTTCGTAACGAACAAGAAAGTTGAAAAGACTATGCGTATTGACCGTATCGAACTAATTGCAGAGATGTCACGGCAGGGCATTAAGACGCAGGAGCTTGCATATAGAGCGGGTCTTCCTTGTTCCTTTATAACAGCCCTCCGTAGAGGTAGGGTACCCACTTACGGTTCCGTTTATTTAGTCGCCAAAATATTAGGAGTCCCTATCGAAGATCTTTTAGAAAACAAAGGAGAGTAACAGATGAAGAACATCAACTGGAATGACGTGCAGGAAGCAACCGAACGCCGTGACCTGCCTGTTGGCGGCTATGTTGCCGGTATCTGCAAGGCAACGGACGAACCCGCAAAGGAACGCCTGAACATCGAGTGGGAAGTTGCAGAGGGCGAGTTCAAGGGCTACTGGCGTGAGCAGACTGCTTCTCTTATCGAGCGTGGCAAGCTGAATCAGGGCGAATGGGCGTGGGGCGGCAAGACCATCAAGAGCTACAAGGAAAAGGCGCTGCCCTTCTTCAAGGGATTCATCACTGCTGTGGAACAGTCCAATCCCGGCTACAAGTTCAACAATGATGAAAAGACCCTGCGCGGCAAGCTGGTCGGCGTGGTTCTCCGTGAGGAGGAGTACATGGGCAACGATGGCAACGTCAAGACGAAGCTTGTCGTTGACCGCTTCACCAGCGTGGACAAGATTCGTTCCGGCGATTATGAGGTCAGACCGAAGAAAACGCTGGCTGGCGGGTCTGGCTCCGGCTACTCGCAGGGCGGGAACGATGACTTTTCGCTGATTGAAGAGCCGGATGGTTCGCTGCCGTTCTGAGGTGTCTGCACATGGGACACGCGTTTGGCGAGCATTGGACGCAAGAGAAGATTCTTCAATCCGTAAAAGATTGTATGAATGCTACTGGGTTAACCAGAATGCCATCAAGAAGCGAATTGAGCGGGTACTACGGTAACAACAAGGTAACAAATGCCATCAAGCGGTTTCCGGGTGGCTACTACAAGGTAGCTGAACTTCTCAAAATTGAGATGAAGGAAAGCGAAACTCAGTTTGGAAAATACGGAGAAGAACTTGCAATAAAATTGCTGGAAGAACACGGATTTTCTGTTGAACGGATGACCACCAGATATGCTTACGACCTTTATGTTAATGGAAGCGTTAAGGTTGATGTGAAAACAGCGAGACCGAGCAGAGCAAACAAGAGTTTTTGCTATTCGTTCAATCTTGAAAAACGATTCCCTACTTGCGATGTTTATTTTCTGATTGCAAAAAACGAAGAGAAGGAAAGCATTTACATAGTTCCTGCTTCCATCAACCAGACGCAGATTGGGCTTGGCACTGGAACGACCGTGTATAGCAAGTATCAAGACCGATATGACATTATCGCTGATATGAGCAAGGCTTTTGCTTCTGCAAAGTCATGACCGCCTACCTTATATAAAAGCTGCGCTATCTGGCTGGACGGGCGTTTGGAAAGATGAAACACTTGGGCGATATCACAAAGATTCACGGCGACAAGATAGAGCCTGTGGATTACATCACGTTCGGAAGCCCATGTCAAAATTTGTCCATTGCTGGATGCAGGGCGGGACTTGCCGGAGAACGCTCCGGGTTGTTCATAGAAGCGGTTCGAGTCATAAAAGAAATGAGGTCAAGCACAAATGGACTGTATCCAACTTTCGCTGTTTGGGAAAACGTACCCGGAGCGTTCAGCTCCAACAGAGGAGAAGATTTCAGAGTCGTGCTGGAAGAACTTGCCCGCGTGGAACAACCAGACGCTTCAATTCCTCGACCTTCGGGTAGGAGGGGCAGATGGAGCAAAGCCGGAGCAATCGCTGGAAACGGATGGTCTCTGGCTTGGCGACAGCTTGACGCTCAATATTGGGGAGTTCCCCAACGTAGAAAACGTATCGCGCTTGTCGCAGATTTTGGAGGACAACGTGCCGCAGAAATACTATTTGAGCGCACGAGCCTGTCAGGGAATCCTTGTGAGAGCATCCCGGCGTGGAAAACCTTTGCCCGAACTCCTGAAGCAAGCGTTGCTGGATATGATCGAATGGTGGAATCCGGGAACTCTATCACAGGTGATGCAGAAAGTGAAGGAACAGGAAGGTCTGGAGGAAAAGGAACTGGACGAGTATTGGAATCAGACCATCGAGAGACTTCGACTCGATGCACAGAACCCGCAGCCTACACTCTAAAAATCCGTTCTGGATGTGAGGGTGGTGGTAAAGGTACGCTGGTACAAACCGAAAAAAGCGCAACGCTTTCAACACTCCAAGACCAGACATTGTTTCAGCCTGTTGTTTATGATGCTCGTGGAAATGGTGATGGCAAAATTGTGCCGACAATCACAGGAGACCATGAAAACAGAATCACAGATTACACGGCCATTGCAATCGAACGCAAGACCTTCAACGAACAGTCGTTCAGCCACTACAAGGAAAGCGACAAATGCTCAACCTTGAAAGCGAAAGCAGGGAACATCGGCAATGGCAGCGAGTGCCTGATTGCAGAGAAAGCCATCCGCTGGATTGTTCGCCGCTTGACCCCTGTTGAATGTGAACGGCTACAAGGCTACCCGGACGGATACACCGACATTGGTGACTGGACGGATAGCAAATGAAAGAAGCACAAATACGCTGACAGCCCACGGTACAAGGCTCTAGGCAACTCAATCGCTTTGCCGCAGTGGTTTTGGTTGGTGCAGAAGATGCGCCCTTACCTAAAAGAAAAGCCTACACTGGGTAGCCTATTCGATGGTCTGGGTGGTTTCCCTCTGGTCTGGCAAAGAGCATACAGAGATGGAACCGCACGGTGGGCATCGGAAATCGAAGAGTTCCCGATGGCTGTAACAAAAAGGAGATTTGGCGAAGAATGATTACTTGTTGCAAAGACTGCCCGTCACGTCACCAAGCTTGCCACGACGCCTGCGAGAAGTACAAGGCAGAGAAGAAAGACTTCGAGGAACGCAAGGCATTCGTGTATGAGCTGAACCACAGTCAGAGCGTATACCGCAGAGACTACGAGGACAAGCACCGAGAACGTAACAAGAAGCGGTTTCTCGGAAGTGAATTTAGAGGTGAACGAGGATGAGAAACCCATCAAAGAAAACAATGAAACACATCGCATCCGTCTTAGATAGCCATTGCAGGTTCGATTCTGGTAAGCGGATTTTGGTTCCGTTTGAAAGTAGCCCGCTTTCTTGCATTTGGTATGGGTTCAAGCCACATAGCGGTAAGAAGGTGGTCGGCTATATCCTGAAAGACGGTTACAAGTATCCGTGCGAAAAATCTATTATCCGAAACGGATTGATGGTGGAAATCAAATACCCGGAACAGATTTTCGCACCCAGAGCGTCATCCCTTGAGCTGGCAAAACAGATGACAGAAAGAATGATTAAGAGAGGAATGCTTTATGTTTACCCATACACATGGAGAAGAAAACGATGGACGGGTTGATTTATGAACACCGGAAAGCAGTTTGAAGCAGACTTCAAAGCATCCGTCCCGTCCGATGCGTGGTGCTACCGGCTGAAAGACAGTGCTACCACCTACTACGGCGGCAACGAGAACCTGTCCTTTTCCATCGACAACATCTGCGACTTCCTTGTGTACCGATACCCGATGAACCACTTGTTTGAGCTGAAAACCATCGAAACGCCCTCTATCCCTCTGGAAAAAGTGTTCGGCAAGTACGACAAGGCAAAGTGCAAATACCGCAAGGAAAAACACATCACTGATATGGTGGAAGCAATGGGGTACGGCGGTCAGACCGCCCATGTGATAGTCAATTACAGAGCGGTCAACCGCACCTTTGCAATTCCTGCCAGCAAGGTTCTGGCGTTTCGTTACAACGAAAGCCGAAAGAGCATCCCTTGGCAGTGGGCAGAACAAGAGGGGATAGAGGTCAAAGCAAAAAGATTGCGTGTCCATTGGCGGTATGACGTTGATGGGCTGCTAAAGAGATTGGAGAGAACATGATTTGTTTTAAGTGTGACCGATGCGGAGAAGTCTTTGACGGGTACAAAGTAGATGGCTTCAATGGCATCGCAAAAATCAAGACAGAAAAAAACGGAGCAAACATAATCGCTGGCGAAGAACCGATTCAACTTTGTCCGTCTTGCATGAAAGAATTGAATGACTGGTTAGAGCCAAACAAAGAAAAACTAGACAACGGGAACAAGAACGAATGGAACAACATGACTACTCAACCGCAATGTGGCGTGGCTGTCGAAATAAAGCTTGAAAATGGAAACCTCGACATTGCGTACCGTAGATATAACGATAAACGCTGGTTTCAAAGTAGTGGTGAATGGGTTTCAAGTGATGTCAAAATCGTTGCATGGAGATACATCGATTGAAAGGAGAACAGAAGTGAGAAAAAAAGTTTCAGACATCTTGCCTAAGACGGAAATCTTAGCGCAGTTGGCAGAAGAAGCATCTGAACTGGCACAGGCTGCGTTGAAGCCGCGCCGGGCGCTGGATGGCACGAACCCGACACCGAAGAGCGTAGAGGAATGCCGAAAGGCGTTTGAAGAGGAATACGCAGACGTTATGGTATGCATGGCCACTCTTGATTTTTTGGATGACAGAAAAGCGTATGAGCGAATTGGAATTATTGCAAGCGAAAAATACTACCGTTGGCTCCATCGCCTTCAAAATAAGGAGCAGTCAGATGAATAAGCGCACAAACTGTCCCTCGTCTGGCAAACAGGCAATGTCATCCAACCTCCGCAAAATCGCACGGCAGAACCAGTTGTACGGCTTTCGCATGGCTCTGGATGGTATCGCCGCCACATGGGGCGCATTGATTCAGAACCTTCGGTGCGATGCAGACTTGACCGATGAACAGGTGCAGAAAATCATCCGCATCGGTGACAGGTACTGGGAGATGGTCGGCAAGTTCAAAGAAGAGGACATGACCCCTGACGAGTTTGCGGATTACATCACGGCAAAGTCAGAACAGGTCGAAAAAGAGTTGAGAGAAAGGTGGAGTTAACAATGTTTGAATTTGCAACTCGCTGGCTGGTCTGCCTAGTCCTGCTGGCGGTGGTAGTTCAGTCCGAACGGGCAATCAAAAACATGGCAGACAACCTGTTTGAAAAGCGGCAGGCAATGCTCGTCTGGCTGTTCATCAACGTGTGTATGGCCGTTTGTACGGCTGTTGTGATGGGGCGTAGGTAAAAACATGAACAGATATGACATTGAAAAGAGGATGGAAAGAAGCCGTAGAAAGTTTGCGATTCTGCAAGGCGTTGTAATCGCTTTTATTGCAGTCGTGGCGGTTTCGTCTATCGTACTTTCCATCTTTATGTATAAGGGCTTGTTTTCCGCAGACATTCCCGAATGGATGAAGTGGGCGTTTGTGTTTCTTGGGAGGTAAAAATGGAAATTCGTGGAGAGCATGGCAAACAGAAAGTTCGTTTTGATTCGCTCAAGGAAGGAGAGCCGTTTTACTACAATAGCGAGCTTTGTATGAAGACAAGCGAGATTACGTGCAGCCCCATCTTTTGCGGCGGCACTATATATAACTGCGTGTCGCTCCGTCACGGCAGGATTATGAGCTGCTCCGATGATGCGATGGTCGGCGTTGCAAGGGTTCATATCGAAAAGGAGTACTAATGGACAACGAACTTTACTGCCCGATGAAAATGACCAGCAATCCGCTTGGGCGGTGCGTATGCGAGAAAGAAAAGTGCGCATGGTGGCGGCAGTTGGACAACTGCTGTTCCGTCTGGTGGATTGCACGGAAGCTAGACAACATCGAAACGAAGATGAAGAGGTGATAACTCTTGGCAACACCCCCGAAGCGCGGTCGTGGCAGACCGCCGTTGACCGAAGCTGAAAAGAAAAAGCGTGAGAAGCGGGCGCAAAAGGCGAAAGAAGAAGCCGCTGCGAAGCGTGAGAAAGAGCGAGAGAAGAAGAAACAACAGATGCTTAACAAGCGGAAATCTATCCGCTCACAGGTGAGTAAAAAAGTGAAAGAACAGCAGGAGTTAGCAATTACGAGGTCTAAGATGCTGAACACGGGCGATTTGCAATCAAGAATCGGTGATGAAGAGGACAAGAAGGTCATCGGCATGATTGCAGCAAAGTATTTTGGCGACCTTCCGAGCGTGGACATGAACAACCCGATTGAAGTGCAGCAACGTCTTGACTTCTTTTTTGACGCTTGCATCGAAGCCAGAATTTCCCCTGTGGTGGAATGGATTGCGCTGGTGCTGGGCATCGAATGGGTGAGCCTGAAGCAAATTATGGCGGGGAAACGCCGTGATGACAGCTTGCAGCAGAAATACATCCTGAAGCTGATTCTGCAAATGCAGTCCATGTGGGCGTACAACGGTATGTATGGTCAGGAGAACCCGGCAGAGTGGATTTTCCGAGCCAAGAACTACTTTGGTATGCGTGACAACGTGGAAGTCACCGTTGCGCCGCCTGAACAGCCGTTGGGTGATGCCCAGAGCGCAGAGCAGTTGGCTCAGAAGTACCAGACGGCTTTGCCGAAAGGGATTGACGTGGAGTACAGAGAGGTGGCGAAAAATGAAACAACGGTTGGTTGACTTCTCCGACCCGATTCTTTCAACGGTGCTGTTTATCTTGCTTAAAGACCGTACTACCGGAAAAAACATCATATGGGCGACAGAGCCACCGCCTGAACTAGGCGCAGGCTTTGCGGATGAAATCACGTTAGAGCAAATCAAGAAGTGCCCGCCAGTGCCACGAGTTCTCAAGCGTCTGGATGAGCAGAAGCAAAGAACCAAAGCAAAAGCAGAGGTTTTCACTCCTTCTTGGGTCTGCGAAAAGATGATAGACATGGGCAAAGAAAACGGTGCGATGCCCGATATGAAGAAAGAGCCTATCAAGTACATCCATTCGACAGTCCTTGAAATCACCTGCGGAGAAGCACCATTCCTTGTGAACCGATACGACACGGTAACAGGCAAAAAGATTCCAGTACCAAAACGGAAAGGACTATTTGACCGCAAACTGAAATGTGTAAACAACTGGTTTGATTGGAATGTCTGGACATGGCACGATGTGGCAGAGGACGCAGTGACGACTACATACGGCTATGAGTGGCAGGGTGACAGCCTGTTGCTTGCAAGAGCAAATATGCTCATGACATGGCGAGAGAACTTTAAGTGGCTGTTTGGCATAGAGCCTGACGCTGGGAAAGTTCGCGAGATGGCTGCTATCATCTCATGGAACGTCTGGCAGATGGATGGGCTGAAAAAGACTGTGCCCGGCACGGACATTCCGTGCAAAATCAAAGACTGGAAAGCCGACAAAGAAATCCTGTTTAAGGATGTTGGGGAGGATGACTAATGCTTGCTAATATCTACGAAACCGCAAAGGATGTATCATTCTGCGTTGCCGGATGCGCTGGTATGCTCTTTGCTGCTAGTTTCTTTTTGAAACTTACGTTTGATATGATTTCAAAAGCCTACTATTTATATAGAACTCTTGGAAAAAGGGGAAAGGAATTTTTGGAATACAGGCGTTGTCGTGGAGACTTCGACACATATCTGCGAGACCGTGAAAAGAAAAGGGCATTCTGGGACGAATATTACAAGGAAGAATATCGGGATAAAGCCGTAAAATGCACAGGAGACTGTTCCGATTGCCCGAAATCAAATTGTTTGGACAGGGTTTGAGGTGACAACTAATGCAAACTGACAGAGGAATCTACCACAAGCGAGTATGTGACCGCTGCGGAGCGGTTCTTGGCGGCAGGATGATGAACCCTGACGAATACTTCAAGGACTGGGCGTGGCGCAGGGACACAGGCGACCTGTGCCCGGAGTGCTATGCAGAATATAAGCGAGTGATCGGGCGGTTCAACGCCAACAGAAGGAGAAAGAGAGGGCAGAGAGAATGAAAAAGTGCGCTCTTTACAGGTGCAAACAGTGCTTTGCAACCATGGCAGACGAAGGCGATGTCAGAATCGATAAAGACATCGTTGATTGGATGTTTGAAAACGAAATGGAAGAAAGCAAAATTGGATTTATCACAAAATTTAAAATAAGTGATAAAGTCCTCATTCATCGTTGTGACAATAACACTGTTGGCTTATGCGAGTTTATCGGATGGAAGGAGATAGAGAAATGAATTTCTACTGCACTACTGAACATTGCTCTTGCATGGGCATTAAACAGTTCTCTGCTGGCAAGGCTATCCGATGCGCGGCAGAATCCTGCAAAAACAAATCTGAGCCGTCCTGTGGCTCTTGCAAATGGTACGCAGAGCCAGAGGGCGTGTGCATGAACGACCAGTCAGAACACGTTGCAGACTTCGTGTGGGACGAACGTGGATGCAAGGAATGGGAGAGAAAAGATAATGGATAACATTGGAAACGGACTGATTGTGGTTTTGGCATCTTTTTTAGTCGGAACATTTATATGTGGAATAGCATATCTCATTGAAAAAATTTTAATATGGGATTTATTTTTGAACGAAATTTCCGATGAAAAAATAAAGGTTCTTGCGAATGCAATTCTCCACGTTTTTATTTTTTTGATTGGATTTGTGGTCTTATATACGATGTACAAGGCGGGGGTATAAAAATGACAACAGGGGAGAAAATCAGAAAGCGCAGACTTGAACTTGGCATCACGCAGAAAGATGTTGCAAGTATTATCGGAACAACCGGCGCGTACGTCAGTGCCGTTGAAAAGCAAAAGCGTGGCGTAAAGAAAGAAACGCGGCTGGCAAAATTTGCAGAAGCCCTTAAATGCAGCGTTGATGATTTAAGGCCAGATGTTTCTAAAGGCATGGTAGACCCTGCCAATGACGATTTCGGAGCGGTCTGCAACTGCGCTGTCCGCTACTGCTTGGGCAGACGGTCATATATGATTAGCCTTATCTGCGGATACATCATGCCGCTTCTGCCGGAGCTGACCGACAGGACGCTTGATTACTTTGAACGTGACATTTCAGAGCACGAGCGGACAGGATTCGACTTTGGCTATTCCTGTGATTGCGAGACGTGGGATGCGTTTTACAAGGCGGTTTGCAATGAGATTGAGAGGAGAAATGGCGATGGAAGCCAGACGACCGATTGATGCTAATGCACTACGCAAGCGCATAGAGGAATGGATTCAAGAGGAAGAATCGAATTATTACCGGGATATTGAAAATGCTACAACGTGTTATGTGCTGGATGATGTGCTTGACTACATCGACACTGCGCCAACAATCGAGGTGAAAGACAATGGCTAATTATCCAGAATACCTTGAACGAAACGCACTTATTGAAAGAATCAAGAAGCATATTTGCGATGGATGCGAGAACTACAATGGAGTTAGATGCCGTGCTTGCGGTATTGGCGATGCCATTGACGTTGTGGAAGATGCCCCGACAGCCTTAGAGCTTACCGCTGAATGGATTGTACAGGACGATACATTTACAAAGTTCGAGTGCAGCAGATGCCACACAAAAAATCATCACACACGTTGGGACTATTGTCCCTCTTGTGGAGCGAAAATGGAGAACGCACATGGCTAACACACTTTGGCATCCAGCAAACGATCCGCCACGAGAGCGGACGCAGCCTTTGTTGCTTGCGACCAAGACAACGTGGCGTGATAAAGATGGAAAAATGTTGCAAGGATTTTCGCCGACATCGTACTTTCTTGGCTGTTACGCAGACGGTCAGTTCTGGGATGAGATAGGCGAGAGACTGCCGGATAACGTGACGGTCACACATTGGATGCGCATTTATGCGCCGGAGGGTTGACAGATATGAGACCGATTGATGCAGATGCGCTGCGCCAGAAGATTGAAAAATGCGCTTTGGACGCAGACAGAGCTAGTTCGTTTTCGAATCCCGATGGAGGAGCTTTCTATGATGAGGTGCTAGATGCTATTGATGCAACACCGACTATTGACCCGAACATTCAGTGTCCTGTGACTCATTGAATGACGTTTCCGATGGTATAGGAGGGCTTATGGAAAACAATATCGTTGTTACGCAAGATATGATTGACTTGTTTACGGCTGCCATGCGAGAAGCGTACAGAGCATACGGAGATGATGAGGAGCGTGTGCATGGCGTGATGGATGGCATTATGTGCGAAACTTTAGATAGGCTTGGCTTTACAGAAGGTGTGGAAATCTTTAACGAAGCACCGAAATGGTATGCGTAAGGAGCGGTAAACATGACAAACAAAAAGTTTGGCATCATCATTATGGACTTGAGCCTTTTTGATTTCGGGCCGAAACCACCTTGCGGATACATCAAGGCAAAACATATCCGCCCAGCATACGGCAAAGGCGCAAGGCCTGTCAAGGCGCATAAGAGAATCATGAGAACAAGAGAAGGGTTTAGAAAATGACAGAACTCAAGAGATGTCCGTTTTGCGGTGCGAAACCGCCGACTGTAAAAGTGCTTCATCCACTTGACATTAACATGGCTAGTTGGGTGGTCTGCGGAAAATGCGGGGTGAGCACTTCTGTAACATTTGGCAAGGAAAAAGCCATCGAAGCATGGAACAAACGCTACAAAGAGGACTGAGCATGGACAAAAAACGAGACAGCTTTACATTCCAACGATACTACTTTGAAGCCATCTCCACACTCAAAAGTAAAGAGAAGCTGGAACTATACGATGCAATCTGCGCATACGTTTTTGAAGGAAAAGACGCAACTTTGAACTCAAAAAAAGCAGAATCTTGTTTCATTTTGATTAAACATCTGCTCGATGAAGAATCAAAAAGAAGCGATATTGCGTCAAAAGGATGGTCTACACGAAAGTCAGCTCATCCTCATGTCATAAATGAGATGAAAGCCAGTTCATCTATGAGTTCAAAGTCAGATGACGATGAACCCATTGTATCAACTGACAGTCAAATGAACGTCAAGACCTTGCCGGAAAGCGCGGTCAAGAAGAAACCTGACATCTTCTACGACTTTGCTCATGGCGATAAAGCCCTGTTGGAATCCCTGCGAGAGTTTGCACAGATGCGTACAAGAATCAAAAAGCCTATGACAGACCGGGCAAAACAGATGCTCTGCAACAAGCTGGAAAAGTTTGATCGGCATGACTGGAAAGCTATTCTCGACCAGAGCATCTACGCTGGATGGCAGGACATTTACGCGTTGAAACAGGATGACCAGTACGAGCAAAGTACGGAGATGGAGTTTCCTAGACTATGACAATGGACGTTCAAACGGTATTTATCGGTGCGCTGATGCTCTGCAAGCCGGGCGTTGTGGATGAAATCATACCAGACCTTGAACTTGACTTGTTCAGACCTGAGCTGAGAGACGCTTTTGCAGCTGTTCAGGGCTATTGGACGGCTAGGGGTAAGATAGATATAGTCGAGATAAACACGCAGCATCCAGACGTAGCGCAGACGCTCTTGGCGTGTGTACAAACCTGTGAATCAGAGTGTGTACGAATTGACCGGGAGCAGATGCAGCGTTGGGCACAGCTTATCAGAGAACAAGCTGCACTCACTCGTGTGCAAGGTCTGGCATTTCAGATGACCAGCGAGCTTACCGACTATTCTGATTTATCAGACATTTACCAGCAGATGGGCGAAGCAATGAGCCTGAAAGCTGAGGAAGAAGATGCGTGGACATACGAGGATGTGCTGAACGACTATGTACTTCACATGGACGAGAAGCCTGTGTACATCAAGACAGGCCTAGAGCGTCTGGATGAAGCGCTGCACATCTCACCGGGTGATTTCATCATCATCGGCGGCAGACCGTCTGCGGGCAAGACAGCCCTGTCCCTGCAAATAGCAGCAAGCATGGCAAAGCAAAACTACACCGTGTACTATTTCAGCCTAGAAACCAGCAAACGCAAGCTGGGCGCACGTCTGATGGCTAATCAAATATACTGTCCTCTGGACACGGTGAAAAATAAGGCGGTCAGCTTGAATGAGATTGACGGACAAGCAAAAAACATGAAGATGCCCTTATATATTCGCTCCGCTGCCGGAAAGAACGTGGCGTGGATGAAGGCTCAGGCGCTCCGCAAAAAGGCTCAGGTCATCTTCGTAGACTATCTTCAACTCATCCACGAAACAGGCGCAAAGGACAGATATGCCGCCATTACAGCCATATCCATTGCCTTACACGAACTGGCACAGATCACAGGCATTGTCGTGGTGGCACTGGCACAGCTCAATCGAAACCCATCCAAACCCGGAGCAACGCCTACTAACTCCGACTTGCGAGAGAGCGGACAGATTGAACAGGACGCAGATGCAATCATTCTTCTGTCCGGCGATAACCCCGACAAGTATCTGTTCCGGCTGAGCAAGAACAAGGAGGGTGAGATAGGCGACCTTCCCATTACGTTTAACAAGCAAATCCAACGGTTTCAAGAGTATACTTGGATGGATTGAGCACATGGGCTGTCAGCAATGGCAGCCTTTTGCATATACGCGCACAGAAGCCCTACAAACGCTTTTAGCGTCAGACAGCAAACTTATCGATTGAATATAGAAAACGGCCTTGGCACGGCTCTGCGGGGCTGTGAGCGCATTGTAGAGGTCTACAACTATTGCAGGAGGAGAAAATGGAATACATGACAGCCGATACAAAGGTCAATGGGTACATGGTCTACCCTCGATTCCTCTCGACTATTGACGTTAGCCCAACAGAGAAAGTTGTTTACGTTTACCTGTTCAATCGTGCAAGGTCGTCACAGAGGGCAAGCAGAAGCGGAAAGTTTGCCGATCAACTAGGGCGAGTATACATCGTGTATCCCATTAAAGACCTTGCTGCTGATACTGGATTCACGGAGCGATGGGTCAAGAAGTCTCTGAAAGAGCTGGAAGAAGCCGGGTTGATCGAGCGCAAGCGTGAAGGGAAGAACAAGCCCGATAAGATATACGTCAAAGTGCCGGAAGAATCGTCAAAGAGCGAAAAGGGAGGTGAACAATCATTCACCTCTGAGGGGAACGATACTTCACCTGTGAGGGGAACAATCGTTCACCTCCTTAATATAGAAGAAAAGAAAAGAAAAAAAGTTATTAAGAAAGCGGGCGACCCGCCCGATAGGAACGCCATCACGCCGGACTTCGAGGATGTGAGCGAGTATTTTTTGGATGCTGGATGTGAGAACAGGCTTGCCAGCAGGTTCATGAACTACTATAAGGGAACAGGTTGGATGACCAAGACCGGAAAGCCTATCACCAACTGGAAGGCCTTTGCTGATATGTGGATTGACAAGGAGCAGGAGAAGCAGCAGTACAGTAAGCCAGAGTTCAATCGCCTGTAAAGGTTCTTCCCCCCTACAACCCTCTATCTCCAAAAGCTACACCGTTAGCCAACAGAGCAGACCATAGGCGAAAACTGGCGTGAGGTTCGGACTGGTGGATGGTCTACGACTATTTCACATGGAAAATTGGCTCCATTTTGTGGTCGGTTGAATATGTATAAATGTTGCATTGACCATTCCTAGCATAATACTATGAATTGAATATAATACCATAGTGCGTTACTGGGAATTAAATCGAGCAGGAACAGACCGAATTGGATGGTACGAGTTATTATACGAAATAATCAGTGATTATCGGGAGTAACTATATCTGTATATTATAATAAGTACGGTTATTATACGAAATTGATATAACTAGAGGAGGAATATATTATGCGAAATTGGAACGAGAGGTGATTTTGGGAGTGGTCGGACGACTTAGCGACTATCGCACCTCTTTTTTCCTAAAAGGCAAACGACTATTTCACACAAAAAATACACGACTATTTGACGAAGACTCGTAAGAAAACGCTACGACTATTACTATGCAACTATCGGTGGACTGTTCGTTACTATACGATATATAGGACTTTCAAAAGCTAATCATCTGATGACTTTACGACTATTCCACGACTATTTTATTGGAGAAATTACGACTATTGACTACGACTATTCCAGAAGCTGTTACGACTATTCCAGCCGGAACGCTGCGACTATTGCTGACCTCTATTGGCTATCGGGCGAAAGCCCGAAAAGAGTTGCGGCGGTAGCCGCCAATGGTTCCGCGCCGCCCGCCGCGTTCCCCCTGCTGCTGGACTGCCCAGCCGGGTGTGGGGTGCCAGACTGACCCGGTGCGCCCTGACTGTTGACCGGTGCCAGATTGCAAGCCGCTGGGCGTGGGAAGCATCGAGACCCTGTCAGGTTGGTATGATCTGCGGTCTGCGCTGAGCTGTACAGCGTCCGGTGTGGCGCTGGTATTTGGTATGTGCTGGAGGTGTTACGGCGCTGTGATACGCTCCAACGTGGCGCAGCCGGTGCAGTATAGGCAGATGCACCCGCTACACAACGGCGGCAAAACAAGCGAATGGCCGGAAACGCCCCTGTAAAGCCCTGTGCGCTGTTTTGCGCAGTGTGCGGTATAGTTGCATTAACGGCACAAAACGCGCTGTAAACGTTTGTATGCGGGCTGTATTGTAGCAGGGCAAAACAAAAGCCCTGCACCTTCAGCAGATGCAAGGCAAAAGAAAATCCCGGCCATTTCTGACCGGGTGGAACGCTTTTTATTTGGACACCTTAAAGAGTGCGCTGAAAAACCAGAAGAAAAACAGGACACAAGATAATATCATTTTGTGATTGCCTCCCAATCGTAAGTATACCAGACGCCAAAATGACAAAAAGCGCCTTTTGTGGTTGCGCTACACTCAGCAGCAACGCGGCCATTAATAACAACCAAACACATATTGATACCCCCATCAAACCACGCTAAAACGCTTGTAGCTGGTCTTGCTGCTGCATTCTGCGTATACATCCGGGTGCAGCGTCTTGAGTAGCTTGCTGTCAAGTCGGACACTTTGCACATCCTTATAAATGGCCTTTGCTGTGCCCTGTACCATTTCCGGCGCACCGTGCATCATGTCAATTATTTCGGCCTTTACAGCGTCGCTCATCGCTTCAAGCTCTTCAATGAGCCGCTTGTTTTCGCGGTATGCGTTCACCTTTTCTTCGAACATCGTCATTTTTTAGCCCTCCTTATTAGCTGTTCAGAAATGCGATCATAACGAGTGCGCCGGAGATCATGCCGCCCACATACCAGAGGGCGGCCCACTGGGAAAAGTCTAAAGTGATCATGCGTTGCACACCTCCCGAACAAATTCCATCTGCAAGCTGTGCAAGCGCGCCGCCAGCTCCTCAGCGTTCCACAAATCCCGGCGCATTTCCCGCGCCCGCTTTTCGTAGCGGCTGACCGTTTCGCGGTCGGGCTTGATGTTTCCAAAGGGACGGTACCCGGTGCAGATTGCAACGCCTGAGGCGATCGGGTAAATATCGGCGTTCCATCCGTACACGCCAGCGGTATAGGCGGCGGGGTCGTCCATGCACAACATATTCTGTGCGTCGCAATAGCTTATTTGAATAATGGTCGGATACTGGGATTTAATGTCCCGCATGGTTTTTTTTGCTTTCATGGCTTAAACCTCCGTATATCCGTCTGCAATGGCCTGAGCCTTGATAGTGTCCATGTCCCGCTTTGCTACAACAGGCACGTCCTTAGATACCCAGCTGTTAGGGACGCGGGAAAAGGTCTTTGCGTTGGTGTCAATGCACAGATAGTGCGCATTGCCGTATGCGGTGTTCTTGGTTCTAAATTCTAGTTTCATGGTTTTGTCCTCCTGTTTTAGTGTATTGTGGTTGTAGTCCATATTTATCTGGACTGATTATATTATATCCATATATATATGGATTGTCAATGCTTTTAGCAAAATATATCCATATAAATATGGATAAAATTGAATGTCCGAAATTGTACACTTTGCCGGACACATCGCAGACAGTCCAGCACCCGCCGCCGTCCTAATCTCCCGGTGCAGCGTGCCAGCGTCCGAGCGTGTGTTCCGGTGCGTGGCGTGGTTTGCCCTGCATCTGGAACGGTCTGCGCTGGGGGCTGGGGTCTCCACCGGCGGGGTATACAGGGAGCGCCGGGGGTTGGGTGGTCGATAGTCTCCGTAGAAAAAATTCAAAAAAGGCGTTTTCGGCGTTCCTCTCGCCAACACCCACCCCCACCTTCACAAAACGACACCTATCTGATTGTGCAAGTCTCCAAAAATTCCGAAAAATACAAAAAGGCCCCTCTTCCGGTCTAATCTGTGCTATACTTGACCGTAAGAAAGGGGCATTGTAAAATGGCAAAACTCGTAAAGTGCAAACACTGCGGCGCAAGGATAGCCGTTACCGCTAAAACCTGTCCGCAGTGTGGCGGAGAGAATACACCGCCAAAGCCAGCTTATAAGCGGCTGTGGTTCAAAATCCTTATGGTAATGTTCGTATTGGCTTTTATTATGGATTTAGTAAGCCCTCGTAACAAAACAGATACTGCGGCTAGTTCTGAAAGCGAAAAACCAACATCATCCATTGCGTCATCTGTAAAGATAGAATCTGAAAATCCGTCTGTTACTTCGGAAGAAACCGTAAAAGAGAACGGCTCTATTGTTTTAGTTGATGAAGTTCTTGGTGATTATGGAAAAGAAGAAACGAACAAGAGTGGCTATAAATATATCTGGTACATGGTTCCGACTGGCACATACGAAGTTGAGAATCAAAACAAAGAAGCGACAGTATTTGTGGTGTCTGATGCAAATTCTGACGATGTGAGTGATGTGCTGAAATTTGAAAAAGCTGGCGAAAAGCAGAATGTTACCGTTAAAAACGGCTACCATATCGAACTTTCGATTAGCGCGGAAGTCTTGCTAACTCCAGTTGAATAAAGGGAGGAATCACAAAATGAGCTTTATAGGAGCAATAATCGCATAACAAAAAAAGCCAGCGGCTAGATGTTCTCTAACCACTGGCTTTTCTTATAGGCTGTTATACGCTTCTACGGATGCTTGCATAAAGCAGACGGAATGCCTCGCGGCCTTTCGGCGTTACTCTGGTCTGTACGCCACCGTGCTTGTTCTTCTGGTTGCAGTATTCCTTGACGGCAAAGAGACCGTCACCTTTGCCCGCTTTCGGCAGGATGCCCTTGCTCTTGCCACGGTAGATGTAACCGTCAGAAATAAGCATCTTGATGAACAGGCGTTCAGGGATGCGCAGCTCCTTTGCGGTAGAGCGGAAGTTGGTGGACACGTTCCACGCCACAAGGTCATCAAAGTAGTCCGCCTTGGGCTGCATTTCCTCATTCTTCTCACAGAGCTGCTTGTTCTGCATCTGCAACGCTGCACTCTTTTCCTTCTCGGCCTTCATGTTCTGAATCAGCCCGATCACAAAGTCCGGGTTGGCAATAGCCGTCTCCAACAGGTTGTCGGTCATGTACATCCCATGCTTGCGGATGGACGGTAGGACATCGTGAGTGACCCAGTGCTTGAACCTCTGTGCGCTTTCCAGCTTGCTGCTGAAAATCAGACTGTACAGGCCGGATTCGTTGATGATGATAACAGGCTGCTTACCACCGGGGGGTCCATTTCGTTCACCCCTCTGTCCTGTTCATCAACGTGGTCACGGATGGCTTTCTGCGGGTTGTTGTAGCCTAAAGCCACCGCAATGTCCTTGCCAACAAACCAAGGGTCATCGTCAATGAGCATGACACGGATTTCGCCAAACTCGGCGTTGTTGAAGATTTTGATGTTCTCAGACAAAGAAAGTTGCATTAAAAAGCTCCTTTTCACTTGTGAGAGAAGCAATTTTCTGCTATAATAACGGCGAGAGAATGCTTCTCTCAGGGTTTACATGATACGTTCGCTGTGGTCGGCAAACTTTAGCGAGCGTATCATTTCTTTTCATTAAGCATCGGATGAAGCAAGAAGAACGATTCTCGCAGCGCAGAAGACAAGGAAACCATGTTCTTGATGCAGTAGTCTTGCAAGTGATTGAACTGGCGTTCCGTCAAGCTGATAGTTAATGTGCGATTGTATCTCTCAGCATAAGGATTGCTCATATTAGCCCACCCCCTTTCGATTGTTGGCGATATTAGTATAACTATGTTTTGTGCTAAGTCAAGGTATGAAACACTATCCGTAGTACTGCTATCTGTACTATCTTCCCGTTTTCTACGTTTTGCACAAAACTTAGCCTTTGTTTTTGTTTGCTCCCGCTTCGTACCCTGCCCGATAATTCAGTTCGGACAGCTTACCCAGCGCTTCTGCGTACTCTCTGTCCTCTCTGGTCGGCTCTTTGCCGTGTGCGATGGTTTTCAGAAATTCTTCGGTTGTTGTGGGAAAGTTCATGTTTTTTGCTCCTAACTCTTGCGGAGAGCAGCCCTTTTTGGTATAATAGATTCCGAAAAGGGAGACTGCCCCCTCGGTGGTTGCAGGTTCTCGTTTCGTGATGTGGATAAGCTATCAGCGTTGCCGTCCAAAGTTCCGCTGGTAGCTTATTTTTTATGCCTTGATGTTCTCAACGTAGGATGCTACCCACTCGATACCCATGCGGATAACATCAACCTTTGAGATGCCCAATGCCTTTGCGCTGCTTTCCATACTTGCGATCTGGCTCTCCGTGAGCCGGGTGCTTATCATGCGCAGCTTATCACGTTCCGAGGCTTCTGCTCGTCTTGCCAAGCCTATCACCTCGCTTTCGCTGAAACAAGTATAAAGCGTGAAAATATGCTTGTCAAGACCCAAAGTTTTACGGAAATGAAGTTTGGCAGAATTACTCCTTATTATAGAAAATTTTCTACCTGATTGCGATTAACTAAGTAAACATCCTTATACTACTCTAGTATGTATAAATACATACTAGAGTATATTTATATATAATATAAGCGCAAGCAAAGAAAGTCCAGAAATATCTTGACATCCAGAAATATCTTGATATAATAGAATCAAGAAAGGATGGCGAAGAAAAATGACGGCAAGTGAAGCGATAAAGGAAATTTTGAAATTAAAGGAATTGAACCAAGCGAAGTTAAGTGATATGCTTGACATTCCGCTTAAAACCTTGAATGAACGTCTAAGGCACAAAAACATTAGTGTCAACAAGCTGGATGAAACACTAAGGGTTATGGGATACAAGATTATGGTAGTCCCTCGTGAGACAAAAGTCGAAAATGGGTTTGACATCAAGTGATGGGTGAAAAAAATGCGTTACTTCTTAGCTAGAGTGTCTAGTAAGGAGCAAAGCCTTGCAAGACAGCTTAAAATCGCACGAGATCGGTTCGACATCCCGGACGAGAACGTGTTTTGTGATAAAATGACAGGTAGTAGCTTTGACCGTCCGCAATATAAACGATTGAAAGAGACTGTCAAGGCTGGGGATGAAGTCATCGTTAAGGAATTTGACCGATTCGGTCGTGACAAAGACGAAATGAAGCGAGAACTTCAATGGTTCAAAGAAAAAGGCGTGATTGTTCGCATTCTCGACATTCCGACCACGCTTATTGACTTCCAAGACCAGACATGGGTGCTGGAAATGGTGAACAACATCCTTATTGAAGTTTTGGGCGCAGTAGCTGAACAGGAACGCAAGAAAACCAAGCAACGTCAGGCAGAGGGCATAGCTGCCATGCCTATTGTTGATGGCAAGAGAGTGTCGGCCAGAACAGGCCGTAGCTTTGGCAGACAGGAAAAGCAAGTTGACGAGCAACAGTTTGAAAGCCTATTAGAGCAACAGCAAAAAGGCAAAATTACCGTAAAAGAGTGCTGCAAGCAGCTTGGCATCGGGAAATCCACTTGGTATGAGCGTGTCGAAAGATACGCAAATAAAAATAGCGGCAGCCCAACCACAAGCCACCGCTAAGAGTACACCAAACCAACCAAAACAGGAAAAAGAATGGTGCAACTACAGTATACCATTCTTTTCTCCAACAGGCAAGAGAAAAGGAGAACAACATGGAAAAGCAAAAACCGTTTTATTGGGATTTTATCAAAAAAGATGCAGATTTGACATTTCGTTCGGTTTTCGATTTTGTAAACTGCAAAGATTTTACTTCCTTTATGCTGGAATGCCAATCTAAGAAATGCAATGTTTTGTTTTATGATGAAAACATATTTTTTGATTTCAAGAAAGAAGGCCCTTCCGAAACGTTTAAGCGGCAAATGAGAGTTGCTCTTCTTACATTTATTTTGGAAAGTATTCCCGCAATAGCAGAAGATTATCTTGCGTATTTTAAGAAATATGCGGGATGGAAGAGCGATAAAATGTTTACTCCTACCTTAATCGAAAAGAAGGAAAGACTTAACCGCGAAACGTGGCTTGATGAACAAGCAAATATTATGTAACCCGCCAGACATGGTATCGGATTGCTGAACAGAGAAAGGCTGGATAATATGCAGGGAGAAGAACTGATTGTTAAGAACGGAAGCATCACGCTACGGTCTATGCTTGATTTTGGTGGATTCCTTGAAATTAAGCGGTTCTTGGAATCCTGCCATTCGGAAAACTGCACCGTGACCTTTGCAAACGAGGAAATTGTCATTTCCCCGAATGAATACGATGCTGCTAAAGATGCTCTCGTCTTTATTTACGGTACACTGGCAGAAAGACACAGTATTATCGAAAAGTATCTCCGCTATAAGCTGATGCTAGGAGATGAACAACCAAAACCTACTTTATATAGTCAGAGAAAGGAATAAAGCGTGAAACCCGTAAAATTGTCAGAACAGAGTTTGAAGCTCATTGAAACGCTGTGCGATTACACCGACAAGCCTGATATTCTCAACGCTGTCGCAGACGCCTTGTACTATGATGCGGACGAGCTGAAACGCAGGCTCAACCAGCTTGCAGAAGAAGTCAAATAAACCGCACATTCTATCCGTTAAAACGAATTTTAGCAAATAATTTTCCGAAAACAGCATTATAAAACCGAATATTTGATTTTTGTGCAGTTGTAGGCACTCTTTACATTTTCAGGTAGGGGGTGCCTATTTTTTTATGCAGCCAAAGCAGTGTATTGCCATCATTGATAGCATCAAAGCGTATGCAAAGCAGAATCCGACCGAAGCGCAGGTCTATGAGGACTGGTTTCAGGCGGTGGTGAACCTGAGAGATGCCCTGCCGCATGACAAGCGGTTCGATGCCTACAAATACTCTGGAGAACTACGTTCCGTCTGTGCAGCCATGATGGGCAAGATGAAAACAAGTGAGGACGTGGCGAAAGTCTATGACATTATCAGCCGGACATACCTGTTTGAAGCAAAAGATGTGTTCGACAGCTATTGCATCTACCTTGAATGGAACCGCGCGCCGGAAAAGAAGTTCTACCAGCCGAGACGCAGGGTTTTGAAAGTGCTGGCAAATGACCTTGAGGACTTGTTTTATAAGCGGATTGACTTCTTGGGAGTTAGCTTACCTGCTCGCGTCGGAAAATCGACGCTATGTATTTTTTTCATCACATGGCTAATGGGCAACCGCCCTGACGTTGCATCGGTTATGAGCGGACACTCTGACAAGCTTACCAATGGCTTCTACGGCGAAGTGTTGTCCATCATCACTGACCCTGTGACCTACAACTGGGGCAAAATCTTCCCTGACGTTCAGCTTGTGGACAAGAGCGCAAAGGACGAAAGCGTTGACCTGAACCGAAAGAAGCGCTTCCCCACCCTAACTTGCCGCTCTATTGGTGGTACGCTGACTGGTGCTGTTGAAATCGGTGAAGGTGGCGTTCTGTACAGCGATGACTTGATTGAGGACTTGGAAGAGAGCCTGAATGTTGAGCGTCTGAACAACAAATACGATGCCTATCTGAACCAGTTGAAAGACCGTAAAAAGCAAGGCGCATTAGAGCTGATGGTCGGTACACGCTGGAACGTGCTTGACCCTCTGGGACGCATCCAAAACCAGTATGCAGATAACCCGAAGTACAGATTCCGGGTGATTCCTGCGGTGGACGAAAACGGACACAGCAACTTCAATTATGACTATGGTGTTGGCTTTGACGATGCCTACTATGCTGATATGAAAGCCAGTATTGATGATGCAACATGGTGGGCAAAGTATATGGGCAAGCCCTATGTGCGTGAAGGTTTGCTGTTTGCTGCCGATGAACTGCGGTATTTCAACGGCGTTCTGCCTGATGGTGAGCCTGATCGAAAGCTCATGGTCATGGATATTGCATGGGGCGGCGGTGACTTCACTGCCTGCCCTATCGCCTATGTGTATGGAGACGCTGTGTTCATCCCTGACCTTGTGTTCAATAACGGCGATAAGACCGTGACTAGACCGGAAGTCGTGGGCAAAATCATCCAGCACAAAATCAATGTGGTGCGTGGCGAAGCCAACAACGGCGGTGACGAATACTGTGACGTAGTTGACAGCCAGCTCCGGCAGCAGGGCTATCACTGTTCTGTTCGTAGCCAGCGTGCGCCAAGTGGTCAAAGCAAGCTGTCAAGAATTATCCAGTATGCACCGGACATCAAACGGTTCTATTTCCTTGACGAAAAACACCAGTCGAAAGAGTACAAAGCGTTCATGGAACAGGTGACGATGTTCACGCAGCTTGGCAAGGTTCCGCACGATGATGCACCGGACAGTCTGGCACAGCTTGCCGATGAATTGTATAACGGAATCAGCAAAATTGAGCCTGTCAAGAGGCCTTTTTGATTAAAAACACAATATATTGTGTTCACTGGGTCTATTTATTTGATTTCACCACTTGACAAGGCTTATAATGTACACAGGAAGTTTTGCAGCTTCCCTTAAAGGAATAGCTTGTGCGCGGGGCTTTGTCATTTTTACTCGCGTGCGTGTCAACAAGCGTATTCCTCCTTTCACCGGTGGAGGTTTTCTCACTCTTTCGCCTTCACCGGACTTTATATGTTGCGTTTCCAATTATAAGGGGAATGCCAGCCTGTCTCCCCCACTGCTGGCAAGCAACGGTTCAATTCCGTTACGCAGCACAACCAACTGTATGGATTTATTCTCCAAAACCTCCACCGCTACTCCCGGCTCTCGATGCAATGTTTGGGCATGACATTGCAAAGAGCAGCGGTTAACCAATCAAGCCGGGGTTTATGTTGCATTAGCTTAGTACGGCTAGAGCATCCGGCTCATAACCGGACATACATTGGTTCAAATCCATTATGCAGCACCAAAATTGCAGTTAACCCGTTTACATCTGTCCGACAACTGAATGTAAAGACTGCAATGACTTTCTCTGAGCGGAGATAGCACGGCTGGAAGTGCGAACAGTTTCCCAGTAGCTTCTGACAGGTCTGTGCTCAACAGCCTGTTTCCAGAAATTCAACGAAAGGAGCACAGATGGTAGCGAAAGTTAGATGCAAGCGTCCTCGAAAAGACGCAAACGGCAATCCGTGTGATTGCGGACGTTATCTTGGCGAAGTGGAAGGCAAGTTCTCCCTTCTGTGTCCTCTTTGCCATTGGATTACAATTGGAGATTCCAACCTTCCAAAAGATACATGGGTCTCCGTACCAAAGTTTAAAAACTGAATAGCTTTTGAAGCGCAGTTGTAAGCGCAGTGAGATAGACCTTAACAGGTTTGTCTTGCTGCGCTTTTTATTTTGCCGGAAAGGAGGAACGCATGGCTGAGTATCAGATGGTTGTTGGAGGCTTCTTGAATGAGCCACTGACCGGACGTAGACCGATTGAAACACCGGAGGCGGAAATCAATCAGACGAATGTGCTGAAAGTGGTTATGGGCAAGGCAGAGCCTATTCATCTGTTGAACAAGAACGAGATTCGCTTTCTGCACAACTACTACTTGGGTAGCCAGCCTGTCCTCCACCGCACGAAGGAGTACCACGCTGAAATCACCAACCGCATTGTAGAGAACCATGCCAACGAGTGCGTGGGCTTCTACACAGGTTACATGAGCGGCACTCCCTGCTCTTATGTGCGGTCTGAAACGGCAACTGGTGACGGTGAGGAAATCGCCCGCTTGTCCAATGCTTTGCAGTATGAGGGCAAGGACGCGCTTGATCGGCGGCTCTGGCAGTGGATGTTGGAATGTGGACAGGGGTACCGCATTGTTCTTCCTGACAAGGGGTACAACGGCAACTACCCGGATGAGACGCCCCTGCTGGTGGACGTTCCCGACCCGGACATGGCGTATGTGATTTACAACTCCGGCATCGGTCACAAGCCCATCGCCAACGTGCTGCACATCCCACGCAATTATCAGAATGACCTGAACGACCTGATTTGTGTGTATACGCCGAACCAGTACTTTGAAATCGACAACGGCAAAGTCACAAAGTCGGAGAGCCATTCTCTCGGAATGCTGCCGATGGTTGAATACAAGCTAAACCCTGAGCGGATGGGTCTGTTTGAACCGGCTATTCCTGTGCTGGATGCCATCAACGACCTTGAAAGCAACCGTTTGGACGGTGTGGCGCAGTTCATCCAGTCCATCATGGTGTTTACCAACTGCCTTGTGGACAAGGATGCGCTTGACCAAGTGAAGGAACTTGGCGCAATGTGTCTGAAATCCACTTCTGGTCTGCCCGCTTCCGTTTCTCAGATTGCAAACGAGCTTGACCAGCAGCAGAGCCAGACCTTGCTTGATTCCATGTTGAACGTGTACCGCAGCCTGACTGCCATGCCTAGTGCCACTGGCAGCGAGAACGCGACGTCCGACAACGTGGGCGCAGTCATCGTCCGCAACGGTTGGAATCACACCGAAGCGAGGGCGCAGCAGTACGAGAATATGTTCAAGTATGCTGAACGCCAGAGCCTGTCTGTAATGCTGAAAATCCTGTGTGATACGGCTGGTTCTAAACTGGTGGCAAGTGACATCAATATCAAACTGCCCCGCCGTCAGTACGATAACCAGCAGAGCAAGGTTCAGATTTTCGCACAGATGATTCAGCAGCCGATTGACCCGCAGCTGGCGTTCACTACACCCGGTCTGTTCCCCGACCCGCAGGCTGCTTACGAAATTAGTAAGCCTTTCCTGATTGCCGCTGGCAAGCTGGGCGAAGATGGGAAAGCGCCGAAGCCGCAGGAACAGTCTAAAAAGGATGCCACCGACACAAATGCCGGGGACATGGCTGATAAACAACCAAACAATGCGGATGGAGAAAAAGATAATGCGTGATTTTTGGAAACAGTTGTTTTGCAAACATGACTATACGCTTTCTCGTTGGCATTGGACGCACGGCATCAACGGAAACGAACCACGCGAAATGGAGTGCGAGTATATCTGCACGAAATGTGGAAAATTCAAATGGACGCACCCTGACCGGAATTCGGCGCGAGAAAAATCTATTTTGGATAGTGGCATTGAGCCGTACAAAAGAATTTACCCAAAGGAATAAAGAATCATCCCGAATTTTCGGGCTGATATATTCCGGCAGGGAAGCCGGGATACAAATTTCGCAGCGTTGCAGGGAAGCAACGGTAAAAAAACGCAGGAGGAAATTAACGATATGAACTACAAAGCGTTACTTGGTGATGCCTACAAAGAGGGCATGACCGCTGATGAAATCATTTCTGCGCTTGAAAAGGTTGCAGACCCTAGCGCAGAGGTTGAGAAGCTGCGCAACGCCGTGACGAAAGCAAACGGCGAAGCTGCCGAGTACAAGAAGCAGCTCAAGGCAAAGCGTACCGATGACGAGAATGCCGCGCAGGAACAGGCTGACAAGCTGGCAGAGATGCAGAAGCAGATTGAAGCCCTGACTGCCGACAAGGAGAACCTCGTCAAGGAAAAGACCCTTGCATCTTACCGTGAGAAGTTCGTTACACAGGGTTATGACGCTGAACTTGCCAACAAGGCTGCATCTGCACTGGCTGACGGTGACATGGACAAGGTGTTTAAGTTCCAGTCGGAATTTATGACCGCCCACGACACCGCTTACAAGGCTTCTCTGCTGAAGGATATGCCCACACCTCCGGGTGCGGATGGCAAGGGCGGTTCTGACAGTGAGGGCGTGGCGTTTGCTAAGAGCCTTGCACAGCAGAACGCAAATGCTTCTAAGGCATCGAGTGACGCAATGAGTGCTTTCCATTAACAAGGAGGAAAACATGAAGTTTACCCGAAACACGGTCAACGGAATCAACGATACCATCCTTGCTTCCAATGACTACACCGCCATCCCCTTTACCGTGACCGAAGCTGCTGCGGTTAAGGCTGGCTATCCCATGACGCTGGCTGGCAAGAAGGCAACTTCTGCCACCGCAGACGGCATTCTGTTGTATGACGTTGACCCGGCAGAGAACCCCAATGCTTCCCTGCTGATTCGCGGCGTTATCGACACCAAGAAGGCTACTGCTAGCTCTGGTTTCACCTATGATTCTGATGCGATTACTGCGCTTAAGACCGCCGTCCCCGGCATCTTCTGCCGTGACAACATCAGTGTGAACGCTTAATAGGAGGTAAAACAACATGGCACTGAATCTTAAGGAAGTCTTTGCCCCGGCTGCGATTGCCGCCTATTGGACGAATGACCCTACCAACGCGATACCCTTTGCATCTGACGCGCTGTTCCCCGCAAAGAAGAAGGCCGGTCTCGACCTGAAGTGGCTGCGTGGTCACAAGGGCGTTGGCGTTTCTCTGATGCCCAGCGCATTTGACGCAAAGGCTACGTTCCGCACCCGTGAGGGCTTCAAGTTCGATGAGACCGAGATGCCGTTCTTCCGTGAGGGCTACCATCTGGGCGAGAAAGACCGTCAGGAAATCCTGCGTGTTCTGGACAGCAACGACCCCTATGCTCGTGATGTAATGAACCGTCTGTACGATGACACCGCACAGCTTATCACTGGCGCACGTATCGTGCCGGAGCGTATGATCTGGCAGTTGCTGGCTCCAACCAATGGCGTTCCCGGCATCACCATTAAGGCAAACGGTGTGAACTATACCTACAACTACGACCCGGACGGCACTTGGAAGCCCACCAACTACAAGGAAGTTTCTGCCGCAAAGTCTAAGTGGAACGTCGCCACCGCCACCCCCATTGCTGACCTGAACGCCGCAAAGGACGCTGTTCTGGCAAGCGTTGGCGAGGTCGTGACTGAGGTGTACATGAACACTGCCACCTTCCGCAACATGATTGCTGCGGACGAGGTAAAGAATCGGTTCATGACCGTCACCGCAAAGGCGAATGCAGTTCTGCTGGATGCCGAAGCACGGCAGATTATCGAATCTGCAACCGGCCTGACCATCCATCTGTACGACAAGATGTTCAAGGCAGACCAGTACAGCGCAAGCGAGAAGTATCTGCCCGATGGAATGGTGGTGGTTGCTCCTTCCGGCGCTCTGGGCAGCACTTGGTACGGCACTACTCCTGAGGAAGCCGACCTGCTGTCTGGCCAGTCCGGTGCATCCGTGTCCATCGTGAACACTGGCGTTGCCATTACCACCGAGCTGACCGTTCACCCGGTCAACGCCAACGTCTATGCTTCCGAAATCGTCCTGCCGTCCTTTGAGCGCATGGACGCTGTGTACTGCATCAAGGCTTACTAAGGCGAAAGGAGGAAAGCAGCATGGGAGACCAGTATTCCGAAGCGGCAGTCAAGCTGGGGCAGTACATCGCCCCTGCACTTGACCGTGAAATCACGGACGAGGACTACCCACTCTTCGACCTGCTGCTTGATTTCGCCAAAGACAAGATATTTGCACAGGGCTACCCATTCGGCAACAGGCCGGACGAGTTGCCCTTGCAGTATCAGTCGTTGCAGATACGCATTGCAGCGGAACTGTACAACCACATCGGCGCAAACGGACAGACGAGCTATACCAACAACGGCATCACTCGTGTGTGGGAAAGCTCCGATGTAGCACAGTCCCTGCTGAATGAAGTGGTTCCGAGAGTAGGTGTTATCGGCTGATGTTCAATGGAAGCCCGCTGGATAAGCGTCCGCTGTGGTATTCAAACCCAGTCGGCGAAAAAACTCCTGTTGTGGACGAGTGGGGCAACGAGACCGGCGAATCCGCATACGAATCGTGGAGCGAACCCGCAAAGCTGATGCTGAACGTCAGCCCCCCTACCGGCGCTGCGGAAGCAAGCCCTTTTGGAGCATTTACGGATTACAGCTACGTTGTCAGTTCGTCCAGCAAGAAGCACAACACACCGCTTTATGAAGGCACGCACGTCTGGTTTCAGACGGACGTTTCAAAGCCCTTCAATTACACTGTGGTCAAGGTCGCAGAGCATATCACGGATACGCTGTATGCGCTGAAAGAGGTGGCTACAAGTGAAAATTAAAGTGAGGTTGAGCGATGCCGGACTTCGTGACGCGGAACGTCAGATACAGGAGTACAAGGCCACCCTGAACAAAAAGGCCAAAGCACTTGCTTTTCGCCTTTCGTGGTTGGGGCTTGAAGTTGCAAAGGTGCGTTTCGCTAATGCGGAATACGCTGGTTCTAATGATGTGAAGTGCCATATCAACCAAAAAGACAAGACTTGCACCATCGTTGCAGAGGGCAAGGCGGTTGCATTTATCGAGTTTGGCACTGGTGCACATCACAACGGATATGGCGGTGAACTACCGCCCGGCGTTGGTGCACATGGCTCCTACGGTAAAGGGCAAGGCGCAAACCGCAGGTGGTACTACTACGGAGACCCCGGTAATGCTGGCACACCTGTCAAACAGGTGGATGGAAAAGGTCAGCTGAATTACACCAGTGGCAACGAGCCAGCTATGGCTATGTGGGGGGCTGTTGAGGAAATGGCTTCTCAGGTTGAAGCAACGTGGAGGGAGGTTTGGAATAGTTGATCGATTATTTCAATTCTATTTTCACGGCTGTTGCCAAGGAACTGCGAAAGCAAGTGCCCGGCATTTTCGTTACTGGTGAAATTAATGACAGCAATGTCAAGAAGTTTCCATGTGTGCAGATAGAGGAAAACAGCAATCTTCCTGTACACATTGATTCTGCTGGTCACAGCAAGTACGCTGCTGTTTCTCTGCGTGTGCGGGTCTACTCCAATAAGGATACTGGGCGCATTGCAGAAGCGCGCTCCATCGTTGGAATCGTGGATTCTGTTCTTGAACCGCTTAAATTTTATCGCAAGTCGTTTGCCCCGTTGAATGGGCTGTATAACAATTCCGTCTATCGGATTGATTGCAGCTACGGGGCAACAATCGGAGAGGACGGAATGATTTACCGAAACTAAGGAGGTAAACATTCTATGAGTACTGCTATCTCCGGTCTGAATACCACCCTGTATTGTGGCGACAGCGCAACCGCTCTGACGAAGCTGTGCGACATCAAGGATGTACCCGACCTGATCTCCGAGCCGAATCTTCTGGACGCCACTACTCTGTCTGACCCTATGCAGGTCAACATCTTTGGCATCATCCAGAGCGACACCAAGTCTTTCACTGCCAACTACAACAAGACTGACTACAAGAAGGTCAAGGAAGCTGGCTACGATGAGACTTCCGAGAGCAACACCGTGAAGTACTACGCCCTGAAGATGCAGGACGGCTCCGGCTTCACTTGGCAGGGTATGCATCAGGTTGGTTTGTCCGGCTTTGGCGTGGACGAGGTTGTGGAAATGACCATCAACTGCATCTTCACCAAGAAGCCTGAGTTCAGCGAGACCCTGACTGTCAATGGCGGCTAAACCGCAAAAATCGAATCAATCAAACCGGGCAGAACTGAACAACGGATTTGGTTCTGCCCCTATTTATAAAGGAGAGCATTTATTATGGCTGCTAAGGTTATCAACTTTCATTCCCCCGATGGCAAGAACACTTACGAGCTGACCTTCACTCGTGACAGCGTGGAAGCTACCGAGCGTGCAGGTTTTCAGATTGGTCAGTACACCCAGATGACCAATCTGCTGTCCAACTCCCGTGCCCTGTTCTACGGTGCTTTCATTGCGCGGAACAAGGGCATCAAGCGCAAGGTCGTTGATGAGATGTTCCAGCACATCGAGGATAAGGAAGACCTGATGGGCGTTCTGCTTGAGATGTTCATGGATGCTTCCAAGTCCCTGCTGGCAACTGACACTGAGGACAAGACCGCAAAAAACGCAACGTGGGAGATTGTGTAACCGCACAATCTCAGGAAACAGACGAAGAGGGAGAGCCATTCTCCTTCTCCAAGCTGTTCCACGATGTAGAAGCCTATTACATCTCCATCGGTATGACCTACGAGCAGTTCTGGCACGGCGATGTCTGGCTGGCAAAGGTCTACCGTGACGCAGAGGAGCTGCGGGAACGCAGAGCCAACACAGAAGCGTGGAGAAATGGCTTTTACATGGCATCTGCACTTTCCTCTACGGTTGGCAATATGTTCCGTAAGAAAGGGTCTAGCCCCATCAAGTACATGGATAGACCGATTCCTCTTACCCAAAAGGAGAAAGACGAGTATGAATACCAACGCGCAGTTGAGGCGCAGGAGCGAATCAAGAGAATGATGTTCTCTATGATGGAAAGTGATGGTGGTAGTGATGGCTGATGTTGATATTACGAGCTTATCCGTAGAGATTTCTGCGGAATCGCATGGCGCAGAGCTTAATATCGACAAGCTCGCTACCGCCATTTCTAATTTGCGCACAAAGGGCAACGTGGCAAAGGTTTACAGTAGTCTTGATAAGTTATCTGCTTCTATTTCCGCTCTTAAATCCGCATCTACTGGGCTGGACGGTCTTAGCAAAATCACGTCTTTTATGAACGGCCTTGCTAATGTAGACCTTACTCAAAGCGCAAAAGGCATCCGCTCTGTTGCTAATGCTTTGAACAAAATTTCGTCTGTCAATCTTGGAAACATGGATTTTTCCGGACTTGGCAGTAAGATGAACAGCTTAAAAAACGGTCTTTCCCCTATTTCTTCTATTAGCGATTCTTCCATTAAGAGTTTGCGTGGCGTAAGCAGTGCAATCAATTCCATTGCTAAAATCCCAAGCATTACAAAGAAGCTGGACTCTAAAACGCTTGATGATTTTGCGGAAGTTTGTAAGAAAGTGGCATCCGCTATTTCTCCGCTCGCTTCCAAGCTGGACAAGGTGGGCCGTTCTTTCTCTTCGCTTCCGTCTAAAATTAAAAGCGCTATCAATTCGACAACCCGCTTTTCTTCGGCAAACTGGAAAGCAAGTACTAGTCTTTCGAGCTTGGCAAGCCAGTTAGAAACCATCAAAAAACGTGCAGCACAGCTAGTTTCTCTGAAAGCTATTGCCACTTACCTTGCTAACGCTGTTGCAAAGTTTAATGATTTCTACGAAGCGACAGACTTGTTCAACAACGCAATGGGCGAGTTAAGTGGCCAAGCAACTGAACTTATCAATAAAATGGAGTCTCTGCTTGGAATCGACCCTACAGAAGCGATGACAAACATTGCAACAATTCAAAGTCTTGCTACTTCGTTCGGCTTGGCAAGCGATAAAGCGTACATTCTTTCCAAAAACTTGACGCAGCTTGCTTATGATGAATCGTCCTATTGGAATAAAGATACTGCTACTACCTTTACCGCGATTGCTTCTGCTATCTCTGGAGAACTTGAGCCTATTCGCCGCTTGGGCGTTGACTTGTCTCAGGCGCGGTTGCAGCAGGAACTTCTTGCTTTGGGCTTTAATAAACAGGTTTCTAGTCTGTCTCAGGCAGATAAGGCAGTTCTTCGCTACATCGCCATTATGAAGCAGACTACCAACATTCAAGGCAACCTCGCGCAGACCATTAGTAGCCCCGCCAATATGGTACGCATTTTGAAGTCTGAAATTTCGCAGCTTGCAAAGGCTGTAGGCCAGCTTCTTTATCCCGCATTTAAGGCGATTCTCCCCGTTTTGATTGCAGCAGTTGACCTTATCAAAGAATTTGTGGTCTCTCTTGCATCTGTGTTCGGGCAGAAAATTGAATTTACCGATTTTAGCAAGACACAGAAAGATATTGGCGGTGTAACCAGCGCTATGGATGACACTGCTGATGCTACGAAAGCGGCGGCGAAAGCGGCCAAAGATTATACGATGGGCTTTGATGAATTAAACATTATCGACCCTTCGCAAAATTCCGGCTCTTCTGGCTCTGGCAGTGGCGGTGCTGCTGGCAATCTGCTCGGCGACGTTGACCTCTCCCAGTATGATATGTTCAAAGATTATGCTGGAAGCGCTGTTGACGAGATTAAGGCAAAATTAAAATCTCTCGATTCTTTCCAAATCGGAACCCAAATCGGCGAACAGCTAAATAAACTTATGGGCATGATTTATAATGCCATCCATTCTATTGATTGGGCCTCGCTTGGAGCGTTTTTTGCAGATGGCGTTAACGGGCTCGTGGATTCTGTAGACTGGGATTTGTTTGGCCGATTACTTGCGGACAGATTCATCATCGAGTTTGAGCTTCTTGGTGGTTTCCTGTCTCAGCTTGACTGGACATCTGTGCTTAACGCCTTTATTGATGGCTTTTCTGGATTTTTTCACGAACTTTCAGATTGGATAGCAACAGTAGATTGGACTGGTGTTGGGAAGCAATTAACTGATAAGCTTTCCGATGCTCTTCAAAATGTTGAGATTGAAAAGCTTGCAAGAGTTTTTTTCAACTTTATTACTGATAGCATTAACGCTGTTTCTGATTTCTTGGCTGGCACAGACTCTTACCAGCTCGGTCAAGACCTCGTTGACTTTGCTATTAGAGCCGTTACTTCTGTAGATTGGGCCGGTCTAGCTCAAGCCATCGGTCGTTTCTTTGGAGAAGCGTTCATTGAAGCACTCGACTTCATGGGCGGTCTAGTTTCTCGAATTGCCGATTATTTTGAAAAGAAAGTGGCAGAGGGGCCGTTCAATGATGTTGGCCTGAATATTGTCTACGGTATTTATTATGGCATTCAAGACGCGATCACGAATGTTACTTCTTGGATTGTCGAAAATGTGTTCAATCCATTCATCAATGGCTTTAAGTCTGCCTTTGGAATCAATTCCCCATCCACCGTAATGGCCGAACAAGGCGGCTACATTATCGCAGGATTGGAAAAAGGCATTACGGACGCTATTTCTAGTGTAACCGAAACCACTAAGAAAATTCTTTCTGCAATTAAAAGCACGTTTGATAATTTCAGCCTTTTGAGTATCGGAAAAAATATCGTGGACGGTCTTATTAAAGGCATCAATCAAGGCATTGAAACCGCTAAGAAAACCGTTGGCGGTCTAGCAAAAGCTATTCTCGACAAGTTCACTGGCGATTTGGACATCAACTCTCCTTCTAAGGTGTTCTTTGATTATGGCGGTTATATTGTTCAAGGCCTTGCAAACGGCATCACCGGCGCTCTCGGTTACGTCAACGATGCTATGAATAAACTCGTAGACGCCACCAAGCTCAAGGGCGAAGAGATGGCGAACTATGGCATTGACTGCGGCACAAGCTACGTCAACGGCATCATTTCCGGGCTAGACTCTAAGTGGGCCGAACTTGATAACAACCTCAAGACCGACTTCTTCGGCACGGCGCAAACTTTCATTCAGGCCGCACAGAGTGGCGACTGGAAAACAGTCGGCACTACCATTGCCGCTGGCATTTGGGGCGCTATGGGCGATGAGCAGCGTAAACGCGCCAAGTCCGTTGCAAGCGATTTGCTTGGCAGGCTGAGCAAAGAACTGAAAAGCCAAGCTTCTTCTCTGCTGAACACAGCCGCTATCATTGGCAAGAATTTGGTGAACAGCCTAACTCAGAACTTCGGAAAGGTTTCTTCTGAAACCCAGACGATGCTTTCTGGTATTACGCAGGCTTTCGGAAACGTGAAGTCTCCTCTCGCAACGGCTGCTAAAGCAATCAGCGCTGCGCTGTCTGGCGGCTTGCTCAGCTCTTTTCCGACAATTTTCGCTGGGTTTGCCGGGCTGGTAAGCACCATCGGAACCGCAGTGGCGGGAATGCTTTCTGCTGTGGGTGCCGCCCTCAGTGCTACGATTTTTGGCCTTCCCGCTGGAATCGTAGCCCTTGCTGCTGCCGCGACCCTTGGCGTTGCAATCGCTGGAATCGTATCGAAACTTGGCGGCGGCCGGTCTACCAGTAGTTACAGCGATACATCTCAGTACGTTGGAAGCTCTAGTTACAATTCCTCGACATCCAGCTCCTCTTATAGTGGTACTTATTCTGCGGCCGGAGGAAGCTCTGAGGACATGAGAGACGCTGTGTACAACGGCTGCTACAACGCATTCCTCGACATCTGGCAGCGTTACGGTGAAGAGCTGTTGAAAGAGCAGAACGTGAACGTATACCTTGACGGCAAGCAAATTGCCGCCTCTGTTGATAAAGTGAAGAAAGACCGGGGCGTATCCATTATGGGAACTGAGGTCTACTCTTATTAAGAAAGGACGGTTTCGATGGCTAATATTCCTGCACTGGTTACGGTGAACGGCGTAGAGCTACCGGAGCCGTCCTCTTATGAGGGAACTACCAGCACGATCGTGGACTCTGGACGAAATGTTCAAGGCAAAGTCGTTGGAGCTGTCGTACGGAATGACGTAGCAAAAGTCACGATGTCTTGGAATTATCTTACTGCCAAGCAATGGGCCACCATTCTAAGCCTATTTACCGCTAATTTTTACTGCTCTGTTCGGTTTTACAATCAGGTGACCGCAGGATACACGACGCGGCAGATGTATGTCTCTGATCGAACTGCCGGGATGTGGCGTAGAAGCCCGAACAATGGCAGTATTATGGGGTGGACTGGCGCAAAATTGTCCCTTGTTGAGGTGTAATGTATGGAAAGAGCTACCGACAAATGGACGCAAAAGTTTAACAACACACTTGTGCCCGAAACTTTTGTCGAGATAACGGTTGGCATCACTGCGCCGGGTGTAAACAAAAAGGCAAAATTTGTCACATCTGCTATGAGTGCGTTCGCAAACGCGAATGCTCTTTCACAAGCGGGAGTGGTTTCCTTTGTAAAATATGGCACAGGAGAGCCTAATCTTTGTGTGCTTGATGGCAGCTGCAAAGTTGTTCCCGCTTCTGCCCCGTATGAAAATACCGGGTTCGTTAGCTCTACAATCTTCAGCGCTTCTGACCCCCCTGTTCTTTTTGCTACGTTTGCCAGCGAGGTAAAATCTTCCGTTCCGGGCGTCAACATTATCTGGTCGTCTATTTTCAACGAATACGCTACCAGCTTCAAAGTCACTTCTTATCTTGGCGCGCAAGAGCTTAATTCTGTCACCGTTACAGGGAATACATCGGTCTTCTCCGATGTGGAGATTGAGCTGAGCGGGTTTGATACCGTTAAAGTAGAAGTTTTGGATTGGTGCATTCCAAATCGCAAGGCCCGGATTGAACAATTCAGAATTGGACAATATCTGATTTTTGACAAGACGAAAATCCTTTCCTATCGTCACACCTCTTCTCGTGACCCGATTTCCGGCCAGCTTTCGCAGGAAAGTATTTCGTTTAGCCTTGATAATAGTGACCGTACATGGGATTCTGTCAATCCTCAAGGCATCTACAAGTATATTTATGAACGTCAGCCCATCTCTGTGCGCTACGGCATGGATATTGATGGTAAGGTCGAGTGGGTCAATGGTGGCAAGTTCTTCCTGTCGGAGTGGAGCGTTCCTGCTAACAGTATTGAGGCAAGCTTTTCCGCCCGCGACTCCTTTCTTTACTTGAAGTCCACCACCTACACCGGCAGAAAATACGGTACGCTCTATGAGATGTGCTATGACGCTTTGGAGCTGTTGGAAGCAGATGAAATCACCTTCGATATTTCGGACGAGCTGAAAGATTATTCTGCTGACATCTCTTCGGATGGCTCTTCGTATAAAAACTCTGATATTTTGCAGCTTGCAGCCAATGCAGCGGGCATGGCACTATATCAGACGCGAGATGGCGTTATCACCATCAAGCGGGCGTATGAATTTGGCTCCGGTACGGATGTTGAGGACATCACTCTTCTCAACAATTATTCTTGGCCTGAAATCACTTTCGCACAAAACCTTCTTAATGTCACGACCTCTGTTGGTAACAAAACATACGCTTACCCCGAAAACCCTTCCGGTCGTGGCGTATCTCAGAGCTTGAGCAACGCTCTTCTTTCTGAATCTACGCTTGAAAAGTCTCGAAACGCCCTTACGGAATCTTACAGCGTGCTTTCCAATCGACGCAAAGCCACTTTGGAATATCGAGCTAGTCCCATAACGGACGCTTTGGATTTTGTGAAAATCCATCACCAGTTCGATTACAGCGCAACTCTGTTATTGACAAATGTGTCTTACACCTACAATGGGTGCTTTAAAGGCAAGCTTGAAGGATATATGATGGCGGATGTTAAGTCTTTGATCGTAGACAAATCCAACGAGACACTCGAGTGGGGACAGTCTGTAGTGATCACTGCTACTCTTTCCCCTGCCTCCCAAGATTCACCCAAAATCAGCTGGTCTGCATCTCCCGAAGGTATTGTTTCCCTCCATGTGCTTACCAATACAGAGGGAAAGTCCACCTGTCAGGTCAAATGGAACTCCCCCGGCACAGCTATCGTTACTGCTTCTGCTGGCGACAATTCTTCCAGCTGTTCGTTCCTCACCACTGAATATTATCTTTCCAATATTCCGGAGGGCAAGACGGTGCTTATGGACGAAGGTAGCAACGTCGTGGAGTTCATTGTCGCCAAGCATGACTATGAGAGCGAGTTGAACGTGGCAGGACGTACGCTTTTGATTCGTAAGCGTTATCCAGCCCTTATGAGCTGGGACTCCAGCTGGTCTGCTTATGCACAGAGCGATATAAATACATGGCTTAATGGCGAGTATCTCAATACCTTCTCTTCGGCACAAAAAGAAGCGATTGGTAGCACTACATTTTATTACACTCCCGGCTTTACTGCTATGGATTTCTCTGTTGGAAGCAGCAAGGTGAGCACTATGTCTAAAGCTGTATTTTTGCCTTCTGCGCATGAATTTGGAGGCGATTGCGAAGGCAATGACGTTTTTGGCTGGACAAAGAACTCTCCTGACTATAAATACAATGAAGGAACTTCGTTCCCGCAGGCCAAGGTCATATTGGAATCCATGCTTGCTGCCGATAATGCAGCTATCACTGATGGTAGCTGCCGCGTGTTCACTCGAACTCCTTACCTTTATAGTGCCGAGTATGCCTCTGGTTACCATTCCAGCGACCGTAAAGATTTTCTGAGTAGGATGGTTACAACTCTTGAAGACACTGTCATCGACGGAAATTCTGGATTTTCAGTATTGTGGGGCCATACGGCTGCCTTTGGGCTTAATTTGCTCTATTATTGCGCACATCCTTCGTTTACCCTACCCGAAACCACACAAATCGATGCCAATGGCAAATTAGTTTTTTGAAAGGTGATTACATGGCAACATGGATTACAGACCGAACGCAAGCTGATGTTGATCGGGTAAAAGAACTGACCGCAAAGGCAAGAAGCGGCACATGGACGGAGGAAGAACAGCAAGAATGGGCCGCTGGCATGAAAGGCGCACTCAGCTACACCGATTACAACCGCATTGAAAACGGCATAAAAGAACTTGCTGAAATCGTTGGCGCACCTTATTCTGCAAGGATTGTACAGCAAAACATTCAAGTTGTTACTGCAAAAAATGAAAGCGGCGACATTCCTGCATGGGACACTTATCCCGCCAAGTTCGAGTTTTTCATGCCGCTGACTGTGAAAAAAGACGGGCTTGCACTCAATACACTCAAATTTCGCGTCAAGGGCTATGTGCCGGGTACGATGCGCACCGTCCTGCGCAAGTACGGCTCCACGACCGCCCTAGTGGACAAGTTCATCGACATTGTCCGCGGCTACAACGACGTGGTGCTGGACATGGGCAGCATCGCGCTGGAAAAGGGCGTCGAATACCAGCTCTATTTCGCCGCCTCCAACAACTTCTACCCGCCCTCTGTCCAGCCCTCTTGGGTCGTCGCAAACGACTACGTCAACATTACAAATGGAAGCGCCTATTACGGCGATGACAGAAAGCTTATTTTTTCAGGAACGGTAGGTTTAACTGTGCCTGTGGAAGCTGGTTGGACAATCAATGATTACCTGACCATTGCGGATGCCACTCGGTGGATTGATAACGTGAAAGCCATTCGTTCCAAATGCAGTGGCAATAGTTCTACCCCGGAAACTCCCGAGGCGCTTAGTTATCATTTTGCGGTTATCAATCAAGTAGAAAAAGTTTTGTCTGACATTGAAGCGATGGCAAAAGACCATTTACTTTATTGTTCAGATACAATATGCGGAGGTGAACCCTATTATGCATTTTGTTGACCGAAAGGCAAAATATCCCGGGCGTTGGACTATGATGAAATCTGATGGCGCATCAGAAATCATCACTTTGATTCGTAATGATGAACCTGTTGTCGAGGGTACTCCAATGAACGCCGACACCCTCAACACTCTGAGCGATGTTGCAGGGGCTGACATTGCAAGGGAAAAGGCGGAAGCCGCCGCAACCGTTGCGTCAACCGCAAAAGACGCTGCTGAATTAGCCGCAAACTCTTCGGAAAAAAGTAAAGACGCTGCGGCGAAGAGTGAAGCTGCGGCGAAGCAGTATTCGGACAATGCAGCGGCTATCGTAAGCACCGACCCCACCCTGACCGTCAAGGGCGCTCCCGCAGACGCCAAAGCCGTGGGCGACCGCATCAACGCTATCAAAATCGAGACCGACAAGACCCTCACCATCTCCGGCGCGGCGGCGGACGCTGCGGCCACCGGCGTGCGCATCAAGCTGTTGGAGTTGGTGCAGGGCATGGACGTGAGCGGCATCAGCTTTGTTTCGGCCTTTGACACGCTTGACGGCGTAGAGCTGACGGGTGTGTGGAACAAGGCGGCGAGCCGGGTGGAGTTTTAAAAGGAAGGAGGATTTTAATGCAGATCAAAAACTTAGCCATTGGCGATGGCTTTGTATACCTGATGGAAGGCAGCACAAAAGTCAAGTTTTACGCGCTGGCCCACAACTATGAGTCGGGCCTGAACGGCAAGGGACGGACGCTGTTTTGCCGGGAGAGTCCGGCGACGAGCGGCCCGTGGTCGAGCGTCGGCAGCGCCGGCAGAAGAAACAATATTGCATGGGGAATAACGGATCATGGCGCGTCTGGTGAGACCCACACCTGTAGCATCTATAATTGGCTCACCACTACTTATTTTCATAAGTTTGCCGCTGACGTCAAGGGCTGGATGGGGGAAACAAAATATTTAGCCAACAGGACGACGTTCAGCACCTCAATCTTCACACTTTCAGAAAGCGAAAGTGTGTACGACTTATCTTCAAGACCTGAAGGAACTTTGCTCTCCGAGGTAGCCCGGAAAAGACTGGAAAATATTTTTACTGTTTTCGGGGAAAACATCTGGACAAGAACCCAGAGCAATAGGGTGTCTTATCACCACGACTCTTCTGATAAGGATTATTATTATGATGGAGTTGCACTCAGCGGCGTAGACAGCAGTCATTGGGGCCGTTTTAGTACCACATATGGGCATACATATAGCTGGGGCTACCTGCCCTGTTTCACCCTGCCGGAGACGCTGTATATCGACAAAGATGGCTTCGCCACGGAAAACCAGCCGCCGGAAGTGACTTCCGATGTGGGCGAGAGCGGCGCGGCGCTGGGCGAGAAGAACGAGCCATTTACACTGCCCTACACCGTGACCGACGGCGACGGAGACCCCATGACCATCACCGAAAAGGTGAACGGTGTGGCGCTGGCCGTCCGCGAGAACGTGGCTACCGGCACCGAACTCACAGTGCAGTGTCTGAGCGAGAAGGCCCTGTTCCAGCAGATTCTCAACGGAGAAAACACCTTGACGCTGGAAGCGGACGACGGCAAGACCTCGACAGAGTGGACTGCTACCTTTACCAAAAATGTGACCCGTGCCGTCCTCTCGCTGGCCCAGCCCCTGACGGCAGACGACACCATCACCGTGGCTGCGCTGACACTGGAGGGCAGTTTCCCGGCAGACATGAGCCTCAGCGTGGAGATGACCAATAACGGACTTGACAATGTCCCGGTGTGGGAGAACTGCACCGACATCCAAAGCGGCAAGGCAAAGGCTTTCGTCCACCACAACTTTACCAACAAGACCGCCGCCAAGGGAGCGGCCTTTAACTACAAGGTGACGATTACCCGGGGCGGCAGCGGCGTCGGCGGCAATATCACCATGATCGGAGGTGTCATCGGATGAGTCTTTGCAAGATGGATAAGAGCCTGAAAGAACTCCACAGGAAGCTGGAAGAGGAGCAGAAGCTCAGGGAGCTGCCCAGCCTCGTGGCGGAGATCGAAGACGCCCTGTGTGAGCAGGACATGGCATCGGAAGAGCGGCTGGCGGCTATCGAGGACTCGCTGTGCGAACTGGATGCCGCCGTCAACAAGTAAGGAGGTAGCATATGGATAAAATCTGGGCAAACCGGCTCATTGCCGGTACCAAGACGTGGGCAGAGATGCCCGCACGCCGCCATGCCGGAGTCAAAGCGGAGCTGGCAAAGCGGATGGCCGAGGGGGAGATCACCGCAGAGCGGTACAAAGAGATCACGGGGGAAGACTACGATGGATAAGTTGCTGGAACTGCTGGAAAAGGAGTAAAGCCTATGATCGAACTTAGCGTATCTCTTGCCTCCAACGGTGCTGTAAAGCTGGCAGGCTATGAGCAGATGCTGCGCTTCGGCTACACCAAGAACCGGGGCGTGTACCGCCTTGCTGTCACCACTTCCGGTGAGTGGGAAGGGCTGGCCGTCCGCTGCTTCTGGCACGTCCCGGACGGCAAAGACCCGCTTTCCTCGCTGGTTGTGGACGGCTGTGTGGACGTGCCTGCCAACGTCACCGCACATCCGGGCAACGGCTGCATCACCTTTGAGGGCAGCGACGGCGCCAAGACCGTAACCAGCGCTGACCTGCGCTACCGGGTGGCCGTAAACTCCGGCACGGAGGACGGCACAGAGCCGGAACCGGGAACACCCGCATGGCAGGCTTTCGTGGAGGCGGTGAAGGAATCGGCAGCATCAGCAGAGCAGTCCAAAACGGAAGCGCTGGACGCGGCAGAGCGGGCCGGGGCATCTGCCCAAAAGGCCGAGCGGGCCCTTTCTGACACCATCACCGCCAAAGAGGACGCGCTGAAAGCCATCGGTGACAAGCAGAGCGCCGCCACTCAGGCTGTGGACACAGCCCGAGACAAGGCCCTCAAGCAGGTGGAAGCCTCCACCAAAGCCGCACAGACCGCCGCCAGCGAAGCCGCCGCCAGTGCGGGCAATGCAGACCAGAGCGCTCAGGAAGCCGCTGACAGCTTGCAGGAGCTCAAGGACGGCATTGCAAACGGAAACTTCAAAGGCGAGAAGGGTGACAAGGGCGACACTGGCCCCATCGGTCCGGTCGGCCCGCAGGGTGAGCAAGGCCCTCAAGGCCCCACGGGTGCTACGGGTGCCACTGGCCCACAGGGCGAAAAAGGTGATACCGGACCGCAAGGCCCTAAAGGCGAGACCGGCCCTGCCGTAGCGCTGGACACCACCCTCACCCATGAGGGCGAAGCCGCTGACGCAAAAGCCACAGGTGATGCTATCAGCGCAGTCAAGGCCCGGCAGAACATCCTTGTGGGCACTGAGACAGGCAACCCTATCGCCGTTGACGATGCGTTCTCTGTGCTCCTGTGCAGCTTGACCGTGTACGGTAAGAGCACGCAGGACGGCACACCCACGCCGGATGCACCTGTGCCTATCGTGAGTGCAGGGGATGATGGGAGCATGGCGGTGAAAGTAACGGGGAAAAATCTGTTTTACGAACAGGAATTTCAAGAATATTTTATCAATTCAGCAGCAAATACCGTTGGTTTAGCCACCGGAAATGTATCATGTGTTTTGCAAGTGGTTACAGGAGCTAAATACTATGTTACGAGAAACAAAATTGGAACTAAATTCCGTGTTGCGGTCGTTGATAAGCTACCCACTTTAGGCAATCCGGTTACTCCGTCTAGCGGTATAAATGCAGATTCAAAACGACAAACAGAAATTTCTGCGACATCCAAGTACATGGTCATTCAATGTGAGGATGAAGCAGCTTTTAGTGAGTTGATGGTGTCGTTGGATTCATCCACCGCCTACTCCCCTTACCGTGAACAGCTCCTCACCCTCCCCACACCCAACGGCTTACCCGGCATCCCTGTCACCTCTGGCGGCAACTACACTGACCCGCAGGGCCAGCAGTGGGTGTGCGATGAGGTGGACTTGAAGAGAGGGGTGAAGGTGCAGAGGGTGAACGCTGTAGACTTGTCAACCTGTAAAATTACGGGCAACACTACGCTTGGGGTGACAAAACGACTTTCGATTCTGGTGCCGATACGTGGTCGCGATTATAAAACAGAAGCCCTATGCAATAAACTGCCATTTATTGTTTCGTTTGATAAAGATACCCCACACTTTTATGTAGACAAAACCAATGTGCAGATTTTTATTCCCCTTGACGCCAAAACCCCGGAAGAAGGAGAATACATTTTATTCTACGCTCTCGCCACCCCCATCGAAACCCCGCTCACCCCTGACGAAATCGCCGCCTACAAAGCCCTCACAGCGTATGGCCCTGACACGGTGGTGCAGGCCAGTGACGGTGCTGGGGTCAAGCTGGTGTATCAGAGGGACGTGAACATCGCCATCAAACGCATTGAGGACGCAATCGCGTCCATGACCTAAGGAGGTACACATGGCTATCAAAAGTAAAGCACGGCATGACCTGACCCTGCGCTCCATCAAGCGGGAAATCGCCGCAGGACGCGACGTGGCATACTGGCTGGACAAGGCGTACACCCATCTAGACAACGGTCTGCTGACAGAGGACGACATCGCAGAGGTGGAAGCCCTTGCACAGGCGTACTACGATGCGCTGGATGCTGAGGACAAGGCGAACGCTGAGGAAATCACACAGTAAGGAGGCTAACTGAGGCTTTATCTAATCTTAAAAACAAAAAGGAGCCGCAAAATGCTACACACCATTCTCAAATTCCTCGTTTCCCTCTTCTCCGCCCTCTCCCGGGCGGAAGATGCTCCTACCTCTGACCCGGTGCCCACTGTGGATACCAAAGCCTCCGCTCCTCCCGGTTGGGAGGGCAACCCGCCTTACCGGTACATTGACGTGAGCCGTTATCAGGGCAAAATCACATTCGATGGCTGGAAGCAGGTCAAGGCCGAAGGCTACAAAGGAGTCATGCTCAAGACGGTATCCACCAACAAAAAGCTCTCCAAGCGGGCAGACGGCCTGTACATCGACCCCACCTTTGAGACCAACTACCGCAACGCCAAAGCTGCCGGGCTAGACGTGGGCGTCTACTACTACACCTACGCCACCAGCGAGGCGATGGCCGATGCAGAGCTTGCCCTACTGCGGCAGGCGGTGTACGGCAAGGAGTTTTCTCTCCCCGTCTGCGTGGACGTGGAGGAGAACAAGCTCAAGCAGCTGTCCACGCTTGACCTGTCCAACCTTACCGCTTACGCGCTGGAACAGGTGGAGAAGATGGGCTTTTACGCCCAGCTGTACACCTACACCGGCTACAAGTACGAGCTGGATATGGCTCGTCTGTCCTCTCGGTGGGATGTCTGGCTGGCCGACTACACCGGCGAAACTCCTAAGGTGAGCTTTAAGTACAATGCGCACCAGCACACCAGCAAGGGCAGCGTGCCGGGCATCTCCGGCAACGTAGACCTCAACGTCACCACCCTCAACTACCCCCGTATCATCGAAAAGAAGGGCCTGACCCGTCTTCGGGAGGGTGCATGACTAAAGAGCAGGCTCTTTTGTGGGTGCTGGGCGTTGTTGGCAGCGTGTGTGCAGGAGCGGTCACGCTGGACAAAGTCTTGGACATCATCCACAAGTACATCAAAAAGGCGCAGGCCCCCGACGCCGCGCAAAACCAGCGGCTTGACGCTATCGAGCAACGGCTGGGCGCAGTCGAAAGCATCTCGTCTCAGCACGCAGCGGCCCTAAAACGCGACCTCACCCGCTTCGACGCGATCGACGAGGAGATTTGCTTGGCCCTTGATGGCGTGCGGAATCTGCTGGACGCTCAGCTCTCCGGGGACAATCACGAAGGAATGCAGAAAAGCAAGGCTAGCATCGACAATTATCTTTTGAAAGGAGTTACCAATCATGGAAGCAATCAATGAAATTTTGAGCATCATCCCCGTTCCTGTGGCCGTTATCCTGATGCTGGGCGGACTCGTCTTCTACGCCATCGGCGGCATCCGTCTGGGCTATGGCGCGGCAGTCAAAAATCTGGTGCTCAACCTTATCACTCAGGCAGAGCGGGAGATTCAGGGCACCAAGCGTGGCGCAGAACGCAAGGCGTGGTGTGTCAAAATGCTGCGTCTCTATCTAAACAATAGCAAGCTGGGCAGGCTGGTCTCGTGGGCCATCACAGAAGAGACCATGAGCAAAGTGATTCAATTTTTCTTTGACCGTGCAAAGGCGGCACTGGAAAAGGAGTAAAGGAGGACATCATGGCAAGCACTACATACGAGCAACCGTCGCGCTATTACTACGACCAGCGCGCATACCCGATTTTATGGCCCGCAGTGCGTGACAATTTTGCCAACGGCGGCAAGATGGGGCATTACCGTGCCGTGACCGCTCGAGTGCGTAAC